TCAACCGTTCGGCCATTTTGGTGCCTCGATTTGATGAATAGGAAACGCACGGAAAAGATTGCGGGCGAAGTTCCAATGAGGGTGAAACAGCAGCGGCTCCGCCGTCGTGCCGACAGCACAAACCCGGCCCGAGCTATCGCACCAAAGCACAGGCTCGACCCCGCTCACCCATTGAGAGAGAAGCAATATCGTAGCCGCTCGATTTTCGCGGTGCCTTTGCGCCTGCTCGCGTTCGACGGCTTCCGCATAGTACGAACGGCCAAATTGATGCGATGACATGAGAAGGCTCACGGGCACTCCTACGACCTCCGCGACTGATCGTAAGAGATGGCGTTGATACTCCTCGTATGGGGCGTGTTTCGCCATGATTACCCCCTCCATTCCGGCGCGAACGGAATTTCGTCGTCAATATCTCCGGTGAAACCTCCGCGATAACCGCCCGATGATTGACCTCGTTCGTTATCGGAATTTCGATTTGACGACCTTGATCCACGATCATCGTCTCGGCTGCGCGATCCCCGGTCGCCGCCGCCGTTGTCGTCTTTATTGCCGAGGAGATAGAGAGAACCGCCGAAAGCGCCGACAGAGACTTTTGTCGCCTGCCGTTTCTGTCCGTCCTTTTCCCATTCTTCGACCTCAAGCTCGCCCTCGATCCCGATAAGCGAACCCTTGTTGACGTATGGTCGAATGACATTCTCGATCAGAGTGTCATTGAGGACCTTGATCTTATGCCAAGTCGTTTTTGACTTTCGTTCACCGGACTGTCGATCGCGCCACTCTTTCGAGGTGGCGAGTGAAAATTCGGCAACTTGGTTGCCATTGCTAAAGCGCCTGACGTCCGGGTCCTGCCCTACACGGCCGACGAGTATAACCTTGTTAATACCAGCCATTTTCTGTCCTTATGCGAAGTCTGCGTCTGCGCGCGACTTCAACTTGAATTCAGTGAAAATATCCGTCTTTGGACCAAAGGAGGGCAAGCGAGGCGCAAACAGCGCCAAGCATGCCGAGTGCGACAGTCCAATCCCGGTGAAGGAACTCGGCCCAAACGATAGCCGCTGTCCGACAGACGCCGTAAGTGCCGAGCACGCGAAGCACGATGCCGTCAGTTTTCATCGGTTCGGCCCCTCCGGCAGCGTCATAAAATGTGTAGGGGAATAGGCTTTGACTTCTTCGTCACGCCACGACGCTACAGCATCATCGGTCCAAGCTCCGACAGGTTCGCTATCGCCCTTTTCTTCGTTCCACTCGTAACGATGTTCTTCGACCCACCACGCTCGACGAGTTTCCCAATGTCCGGCTTCATCAAACCAGCCGATAAGACGCGGTGTTTCGTTCTTGACGGCGCTCTCGATCGGCAACCAACCGTCTTGACGAAGTTCTTCGGCCATAGCCTGAAAGCCGCAAGCCAGAACAAGAGCAAAGTCGAGTGCGGCAGAGCTTCCGCGATTATGGGCCTCGGTTATCGCGGAGTTCCAAACCGCATCAAATGCCGTAGCTAGGCTTTCGTTTGTGAGAACGGTCATTGAACCACCGTCACTTTCTCAGCCGCGCGAGTAATCGCCGTATAAAGCCAGCGATCCGGCTCCGGAAAGATGCCGCCCTCGTCAAAGATCATGACGTCATCCCATTGGCTGCCCTGCGCCTTATGGCAGGTCAAAGCGTAGGCGTAATCGAATGGCTGGAAGCGTCGCGCAGCTTTCCAATCAAGGTCGCGCTCTTGGCCGCGTGTCCAAGCGTGATGCGTCACAACTTCGACAGGCTGTTTCGTCATCCCGCTATCGAGCGGCGAGACGTGCATCGTTGTAATGTCGCGAGATTGCCGAATGACCTTGTCGACGTTCCAGATACCGCCGTTGAGAAGCCCCATTTCGCGATTGTTCTTCAAACAGACAACACGGTCGTTCGTTTGAAATTCGCCGTGGATGCCCTTCAAGTCGCGAATGCGCCGATTGTATCTGCGACGAGTGTCGTTCTTTCCGACAAGGATTTGATCGGCCGACAGAACTTGCTCCGTGTCGAGATCGGCCGGGCGAATAACCTTACTCTCGCCATAGGAGCCGAAGCCAAGGCTTTCACCCTGACGAACTTTCATCGACATTGCGATGATCGGATTGTCGGCAGCTTGTCGGTGAACTTCCGTAAGCATGAAATCCGGATCGCCTGCGGTGAAATAGCCCTCGCCTTTAACCGGCGGAAGCTGCGCAGGATCGCCGAGAACAAGCACGCGCGTTCCAAATGACAGAAGATCGCGCCCAAGCTCCTCGCCAACCATCGAAACTTCGTCGACGATTACCAGATCAGCGACGGCCGCTTCGCTGTCGTGGTTTTTGACAAAACGAGGAATTGGGCTGTTCGGGTTCTCGATCTTATAAATCATGCTATGCAGCGTGCGCGCGTCGTCGCAGCCCTTTGACCGCAGAACGAGCGCTGCCTTACCCGTAAAGGCACCAAAGCAGACATGACGGATATCTTGAGCGAGCCGACGCGCGAGCGTCGTCTTGCCTGTGCCAGCGTAACCAGCAAGGTAAAACGTCTGTTTTCCACTCGGGTCTTTTAGCCAAGCGGATACGGCCTTGATTGCCGTATCTTGTTGCGGGGAGAGGTTCATTCGCTTTCCCCTTCCCCGTGCATCTGCTCGCCAGTCAGAACCGACGAGGTCGTTTCAAGCTTGCGGGCGATAAGAACAAGCTGCGGTGCCGTTACAGACGTGCGCCCGGCCTCGATACGAGTAATTGTGTTCTTCTTCGCACCGATAACGACAGCAAGGTCGTCCGTGGAAACTTTGCGGAGGATGCGGAATGCACGAATGCGGCTTCCGATCATGGCGTCTAATTCGGCAGAGTTCATCAAAGCTCTCCCCGATTTCGCAGGTGCGCTCGTGCGGTATGGACCACGTCGGGTTTGTCCGTGATTGTCCGCACAATAAATTGGAGGTAGTCGCTTGGCATTTCTTTGAATGGTTTGCCCACGTGCTTGCCGAAAGGCATTGACTTCAAAATGCGAAGAGGCTTTTCGCCTTGCGTCCAGCCGATCAAAGTGTCGACTTCAACGCCATGGGCCAGAATAAACTTAAGCAGATGCGCGGTAACGTGACTGTCGGGACCGGCGCGATGCGACATTTCCGCGATCTTGCGATCGACAGGCAAGTTATGAAGGTAGCGTAAAAACTGATTTTGATGCTTTTCAGCTTCCGGCCAAAGGTGAAGCGCCGCCTTTAGAGTGCAGATCATGGGCCTGCCGCCGCCAGTAAAGAACTGACTGTCAAATTCGATATTGTGCGCCGCAAAAGCGTCGGCATCTTTCGACAAGGTCCGGAATGCTACTTCTGGAGCCGGAGCGCCGATAAGATCGGTTTTTGCAATGTGATGCGTCGAGAGAGCGCCGATCGACATTTCGAGTTGTGGCGCGGCTTCGAACGGATTGACCAGCATCGAAGTCGTATCGCCAACCTCAACGATGTTTCCGTCGACGATAACGTCAGTCCAACCAGCTTCGATAACGGCAGCGCCCGGAGGGAAGCCCGTAGTTTCAAAGTCAAATACACGAATAAGCATCATAGTCCCTTTGGTGTGGTGGATAGGGAATGAAGGGAATTCTGCGGCGGCTATTGCAGTAGCCGCCGCTTGAGGAAATTAGGGTTGCAGGTAAGCGGCTCCGGCTTCCTGCAAGAACGCTTCACGTGCTTGGTCACGTTCGTCGTTCGCCCGCTTCAAGGCCGCGCGAACAGTTGCGGAAAAGCCTCCGCCCTTCATCGTTTCGTTGATGATCCGCTCGGCCTGCCCGGCGACAACCGGGTCCGGATGCTCGACCTTGATTTTGAGCCTATGATTGCCGCCGTCCCCGGAAAACTGGTTGAGAAGTTCCGCAATGGTTTCCTTCTCACGCCACTTTTCCATGAGCTTCGCGTAATGGGTGCGATCGCTTGTCAATTGCGTGCCCCCGCTTCTTCCTCGGCTGCGGCGTCGAAGCCCTCAAGCCAAGCATCTCGCTCTTGTTCGCGACCCTTCGTATTAAATTCGCGAGGGCAAGTTTCACGGGGCATGCCGTTGTGAAATGCGTCATGTCCCTTATCGCGGGCGATTTCGAGATCGTCGGAAGTCGGCGGATCGAGTTCCGTTTCTTCTTTTTGCTCGGCTTGCGGTTTGGCGACTGGTTCCTTTTTAGCGGCTTCTTTCTTTTCTGCAGAAGGCTTTGAACTCGTGTCAGCCTTGCCGCCTTCGGATTTAGCCGGTTCTTTTTTCTTCGCGTTTCCGGCTTCGTCACCTTTGGCGAAATCTGCCATTTTCTGGCTGGTCGACTTTTTTTCGCCGTCAGGTTTCGGCTGGCCGCCGAACATGCTCTCGACGGTTTCCTCGCCGGATTTGAGCGTGGCGTGCATTCCGGTCAGCAAGGTAATCTCGTCGATGCCGACATCATCGATCCCGCCGATATCGAGCGCCGTAAAGATTTGCTCCGGTTTCACCCCGAAGGCAGCAAACGCCTTGAGCATTGCGTCCCGGCGCTCCGAAAGGGTTTTGATATCGCCCTTAATCGTTGCGAGCGCAGCCTCATAGGCTTTGCGCCAGACCGCTTTCGGGACGCCCGCAAGGATCGCGTTGCGCTTCGCCTTTGAACAGACGGCATTACCGGTGACGATGATCATATCGTCTGAATAGAGCTTGCCGTATCTATCAACGATCCTCGTGCGAACACGCGCCGTCGTCGCCGCATTCGTTTCAAGATCGATATAGACACCTTCCGCCTCGACGTATTTCTCGGCCCGGTCAACATGAACGACCCGAGCGCCTGTGCGGTTATTTCCGTACTCCGAGGCAATGATCTCGGCGAGGCGAATTGAGGGGCCGGTAATCGGCTTGCCGCCGCGCGGGAGCGCATAGTTGCACTCTTTCGCGCTTTCCTCGTCGATTGTGACGAGTTCGAAGATTGCGCGCTGCGCCCTCGCGATAGAGCGCGGATAGCGCTTCGCCGTAGCGACCTGCTGGTCAATCTCCGCTTTGGCGAGACCGATAGCGAGGCTGCCAGACCCGATATCGGTTTCGGTGATGATTTCGCCGTCTTGGGTGATGATTTCTTGCCCTGACATGGGACATTCCTTCTGTGGTGGGTTGTATTGTGGCCGGGTATTCGCAACGGCATGCTGATCCGCTGCTACTGGCCCGGCCCCGGCGCTAGGGCCGGATTAGAAACTGCCGACGAAATCCGTCGACTTCGATCGACGGCGCGGTTTCGGCGTTCTTTCGGCGGGTTTTTCCTTCGCATAATGAACCGCAGGCGTCGGCAATTCGCCGAGTTTGAGAAGCTCACGCATGACAATGAGCGCGCCCTCGGCGTCGTTCATGGCCTTATGTGCGTCGTGCAGTTCATGACCAAAGTAAGCCAAGGCTTCGCCAAGGTTCGGGAACTTGTAGCCGCCTCTATTCGCGTAAGTGATTTTGCAAAGGGCCGTCATAGGGCGCATGACGCAAACGTTTTTCGTCTGCTCGAAAAGGTCAGGTTTACCCGCGCGACGAAGCTCACCACGCATTACCTTGAGGTCGTACTGTGCGTTGTAGGCTACGACGACCAGACCGCGCCGCACTTCTTCAAGATACTGTTCCAGCACATCGTTTATGTCTGCACCGTTTGCGTGCAAGAACTCGTCCGTCAGACCATTGACGGAGCCAGCGGAACCCGGCCCCTGCGGCATGGACCAGCCATTCGGGCGAACGTAAAGGTCTTGACGGTCAAGTTCCTTACCTTCCGCGTCGGCCCAAATCATAGCCAAGTGCGCGAGGCGAGGCTGTCCGCCAGCGTCCGCAGGAAGCTTGAAATTGAAAAGGCCCGTTGTTTCAGTGTCGATTACAAGATATTTCATGATGATCTCTGTCCGGCCGAGCCGGTAAATGAGTGAACCGGCGATTAGCGGAAGGTGGCTTTCACGTCTTCGAAGACTTCGACGCCGTCGATCTTGGTGTTTCCCTTGTGAATGGAAACCTTCGACCGGATCGCCTTCTCAATATCTTCCAATCGGAAAAAGTCGCGCAGGCCGTTTAGGTCAATCAAAGCAAGATCGACGACACGGAAAGACCATTTTGCCTTTGCTGACGCTGTAACGCCGGTTTCTGTGCGAACCTTTGTCAATTCTGCCGGGCTGGCATTCGCCCGGCGGTCGGCTTCCGCTGCCTGATTGCTAAGGTCTGCGGCCTCGTCTTTCTTGCGCTCTGCCGTGCTCTCGCGTTTGGCGGCCTCGGCTTCATTGCGCTTGCGTTCTTCATCAGCGCGGAATTTTGCAGCTTCGTCGGCCGCTCGACGGCGCTCGGCCTCGGCTTTCGCGCGTTGGTACCGCGTTGCTTCGGCCTCAAAGACGTCAACAATCTTGTCCAGGCGGTCGATCAAGGGATGGAAGAAATGATCAACCTCCCGTCCAGCCGCTAGGTGTGGTGCTTTTTCTGTGGTGCGAGTTTCTTCCAGCTTTTTTGAAAGCTTCTTTGCATCAAGCACGACTTCGCCGACCGGCCCTAGGCCTTCATCGTCTTCGATTTTCCGGGGAAGAGCATTCGCGCGATCCGCAAGCGGTTCGATCTCGGCGACGAGTTCTTTGTATTGATCGGCGAGAATTTCTTTTATAGGGGGATTGTTCCCGCCAATAACGGCGCGTTCATTCGTTTCAGCTACCATAGCAATGGTGCCTCCTGTTTCCGTGGTGGGTTCGGGTGTGCATCAGGACCGGCGGCTTAGGGTTGCAGCCTTACCGCCGGTCCGCCTTCACGCGTCGAGCGAGGGGATACGCAAGACGCGGAACTCTTTGGGCGGGGCAAAATACCCGGCCCGTTTCTGTGTCAACCAAGTGATCTTTTTGCCGCCTGCTAAATGGGCGATCGAAGCACCTTGCAGCTTGTGCTTAATCTCCGCGTCAATGGCAGTGACTTTGTTTTCAGCTTCAACGGCTTCGGCCTTTAGCCGTTGCCGTGTGGCGATCAGGTCGTAAATCTGGTTATCGCGAGTGAGGTCGATCTCCTCGCCCTCGTCCCGCGCATACATGCGCTCGATAAGATCGGCGTCGAGACTATAGTCCGGCACAAGTTCGGTACCACTTTCGACTAGCTCCCAAAAATCGATGCACTTTGCTCGAATGCGGTCGATTGCACCGTCAATGATCGGAATATCGATAATCGGCAAATCAATGCCATGTCCGACAACGATCGGAGCAACGGCCGCCCAACTACTCCCGGTTAGATAGGCTTCAACAATGGCCTGCATTGCGATCCAGAATGGCGGCTCGGGAACATCACCACCGTTGAGCCATTTGCGCCGGTAAACGCCCTGCTCAACTGATTTGATTTGCACGATCCCTTGTCCGCGCTTTGGGTCGAACGCGAGAACGTCAGGAGTAGCGCCGAGGCGAACGTCGCTATCGCACCAATAGTCGCCCGGGTTTGTGTTGTGCTTGATCTTCCACTTGGGTCGAAGACGCTTAAGCAATTTGACCGCAACAGGCTCTAACAGGTGGCCGCGAAGTATAGCCGGAGTTTCTTCCGGGTCCGCTTTAACGCGGCCCGATTTGTACGCCCACAATGCGTAAGGCGTTACGAATTCATGTACCCCAAACAATGCCCCAACGACCGACGCTGTGACGTCCCGCGACCTGCGAGCGTGCCATTCCGCACTTGTCTTAACGTTGATCCGCTCAATGGTCATTTTGCCCGAACTGCCCCTATTTCTTCCGACGCGATCAAGGCGACCTCATCGGCTAGTGCTTCGATTGCTGGTCTGCCGAAATTCGCCTTCGTCAGAGCCGCAACGACGTTTGAACGGATCGAAGGGTCGACGAAATTTTCAATAATGGTATCAATCATTTGACGCTTGATGATTTCGACGAGCGAGGATCGTGTAGCGCCTGTTGCCTGAATAATCGTTGTCATTTTGTTGCCTGCTTTCGTTAACCCTTCGAAAGGAAGTCGGCTTCCCTTAATTAACGGTTTGCCATAGGCGCGAGGGGGTGAGGATAACTTTCCTATTTTATTTTCTAGGCACAGCTAAACCGCTGTTATTCCTCAATTCACCCGGTCCTAAAGCCGTCAGTCGAAGTGACGACGGCGAGGCTCAAAAGCGAAACGTCGTAAACGAGCCGTTTACCGTATGGCTCAATTTCTTAGTGGAGGCAGTGGATTTCAAAATCGGCATGATGTTTCCTGAAAGTGCGTAACCATTCGTTTACCGAGATAGAAATAATCTAACTTTTTTGATATGACAATATCTAAAGTTTGATTTTATCTAACTTTTTGTCAGGAGGAGAATTAGTTTTAAATAAACAAATAGTTAGATTGTGAATTAATAAAAAAATGGGACAGGGGGTTTATACCCCCTGTCCCTAATTAAATTATATATATCTCTTAACGCGTACGCGCGAGGCGATCAGAAAACGACTACCGCTTGCAGCACCAACCCCAAGGCGACAACTTTTTCCGAAGCATACAAAGGTTCGATCGACCCCTCGTCGGGATATGCGTCGAACCGCATTCCGGTCGCGTCGAACGCAACCTTGCGGACAGTCGTCTCTGCCTTATCCTCGACGGCCGCTCTCGAAACGACAACCACATCACCGGCACTCAGTTCGCGCCCAAGCGCTTTGAGCGCGTCGATCTTCGCAGTCAGGACAAACGCTTCACCCGGGATATTCAACCCCGCAGCATGCCCGCCTCGTATCTGGTAAACTTCTTGCGTGTCATCAGGATATCGTGGGTCCGGTTCGACAACCGCAGAAAGCCCCTTCGGGACACCCGCACCCGGCTCTCTTAGCGCTCCGGCCTCGGCAATCCCCGAGAGCTTCATTCCATCGGGAACGCCGCCACGCCTTGGCGTTCGCTGTTCAAGGGTAAGATATTCAGGATCACAATCCAGCGCCGTCGCGGCCGCTTCAAGGTGCTTTACGTTGAAACGATCTTTTTTGTATTTGCCGTTTTCAAGGCGGAACAACTCGTAAAAGAAATTCCTCGTCAGGCCACCACGTTTCGCGGCTTCAAAGGCGTTGATGCCAAGAGCATCTAACCGACCTTGCACGCGTTTTCTCAGAACGTCACTCATACACCCCTACTCCGCCACCGATCACAGACCGTTAGAAAACTGCACTTTTCTTTTGCGTAATTAGACAAATAAAACTTTCTGATTAGAAATCAACTAATTTCTTTATCCTGACATTTTCCACAAGCAAAACTATTGCAGTTAGATATTTTCTAACTTAACAATTGGTTGATGACATACCTCAATCTATTCCGAACCAACATTAGGGCAACCATGGATGCATACCGGGCAGCGACCGGATGCACACAGACACGCCTTGACGAAATTGTCTCCGGCTATCGCACGTTTTCGCAGTCAATGGACCGCGCCGACATGAGAGCCGGGACTTACGACAAGATCATGTCGCGGTTTTCCGCGATTTGGCCAGATGACGCGGAATGGCCTACGGGCATTGATCGCCCCGAGCCTGCCGTCCTTGATGAAAACACCCTCAAACTCGTCTCCGAAGCGGTCCGGCCAATGGCTAAATCGTTCGCAGGCATTCACCCCGAATGGCCCTCCGATAAGCCTTGGCCTTCGGACATTCCTAAGCCCTCCGCCGCAACTCAAACGGTCTAATCCGGAGAATACAACATGGCAAAACGCCCTAAGAAAGCTGACGTCACTTCGTCGAAGTCGTCGATTTCGTCCGAAGAACTCCGCCGCGTCGTGAATAACTTCATGAGCGAAACCGCCGAAGCGTCCGAACATAACGGCGCGGCCGGTTCGATCGTCAAGAATGCGCTCGACCGTCACGGCATTGATCGCAAGGCGTTCCGCTTCATTCTCGGCCTTGCCAAAGCAGAAGCCACTAAGCGTCAGGCAACTATTCGCGGCGTGATCGAGCTTGCCGAAAAGATGGGATATTTCGAGGACGTCGATATGTTCGATGACATTATATCGACCATGTCGAACATCGTCGAAGGCAAGCGCCCTTCCGAAGCAAGCGCATCCAAAAAGCCAGCCCGAAGTGCTCCAACGCTCGCCACCGTAAACTAGCGAATGATTGTGCGCGCCCCTGCAACGGGCAGCGCACATCAAGGCCGGTGGCTCCGCAATTACCTCCCTGCGTAGCAGTCACCGGCCGCCAATAGCGGGCCGGGCATTGTTTGCCCGGCCCTTTGCATACCCGAACCCACCACAAGGAAATTGTTATGCCGATACAGCGTCTTTCTATTACGACGGTCGTTCCCTCGCGCCGTGATCCTTACAAATACATTTCTCTTACCTTCGAGATTGAAGCCGAAGACTTCGACGACGTCTTCGAACAGCTTGCAGATGACGGCTGCATAAAAGGCTATCGGATCGAAACAAAAACGCTTCCAGACGGAAGCCGTGTTGCGACCGAGCGTGTCCCGCATGTTGTCGGCCTACAAGGTATCGCGATCCTCTGCCCTGTTCACTTTGACTATGTGTACTCGCAGGAGATTTCACTCGATGAATAGGCTCCCGCAAAGAATGATCCTGTTTCTCGACGTGGCAACTAATACAGGTTGGTGCGCAGGCCGACCGGGCGAAAACCCGGAATACGGTTCAAAACGCCTCGCTCCGGAAGAAGCGCCGCCAGTTGCGATCGTTGCTCACGCGCAAATATTCATCCGGGAACTGATCGACACGTATCGTCCGAACGTCATTATTGCCGAAACGCCCGTGTTTGCCGGGGCAATGGCAGGCAAGACCAACCATAAGACAACGCGCCTCTTGCAATGTCTGCCGTGGGCTATGGCTGCCGCCGCCTATCACGAGAAAATCTATGATTATCGAGAGAAGCCTCAAGCTTCGATCCGTAAATTCATTCTCGGTCGCAAGCCAACCACCGGCAAGGCAAAGATCGAAGTCATGAAGGCAGTGCAAGACCTTGGCTTCAAGCCGCAGGACGACAACGCGTCCGATGCAATTGCGGGCTGGCTGTTCTCGTGTGCGGAAATTGCGCCCGAGGTGAACCCGGCTCATTCGACCCCGCTTTTCGAGCACAAGCAAGAGAATATGAGGTTCTGACATGGGCCGGAAGCGCGCAGGTCTTTGGACCATGTTGCAGACGGCATCGAACGAGGCTCATCGGATCAACGGCATTCAAAAGGCGCTTGTCAAAAACGGAATGCGTGACAAGCCCTGCCCCGATCAGATCGCGAAAGCGGACGTCTTTGCGGACATAGCCGATCTCATATCGACAATTATTCCGGTCAAAGAAGACGTAGCCAAGGTTCTCGCGCCCGTCGCCAAAGCAAGAGCGAAACCCGGTCAATCCGGGTCCGCCGACCAGCAATCAGACAATTACGATCACAATTCAGTTGAATAGGGGCGGCTTTCGATGGCTGACAATAGCGACAGTTTCGCAGGCTATGCCGGTGCAGTGGCCCAAGAACTGCTAGGCGAGCCGAATAAGAGCCTTTCATCAGCGCAAGAACTGCGCTTCGGAAATAAAGGCTCGATCTCGGTCGATCTCAAAAAAGGAACGTTCTTCGATCATTCGACCGACGAAGGCGGGGGCGTTCTAAAGCTTATTGAGCGTGAAACCGGCCGTAAGGGGCGCGAGGCTATTGAATGGCTTCGCGATCACGGCTTTCATGTCGAAGATAATGGCGGGCAATCCAAGTCCGCAAGCAACCGCGACTTTGGACCGGACGACGCCGACAATCGGCGCAACACCGAAAACATGAAGCCCGTCAAGACGTGGGATTACGTCGACGAAAACGGTTCAATGATTTTTCAGGTCGTCAGGCTTGAAAATGGTGAAGTCGGAGAAGACGGGAAGCCGGTTAAGTCCTACAGGCAGCGCCAGCCCGACGCTTTGAAGGCAGGCGGCTGGAATTGGTCGACGAAGGGCGTCCGGCTGGTTCCCTATCGCTTGCCGGAGCTATTGAAGGCGCTCGAAAAGAAACACATTGTTTTTATCGTCGAGGGTGAGAAAGCGGCCGACCGCTTACTCGACCTTGGCGTCCCTGCGACCACGAACGCGCGTGGCGCTGGCAAGTGGGTGCCCGAATTAAACGAGTTCTTCAAAGGTGCTCGCGTCGTCGTTCTGGCGGATGACGATCCGCAGATGAAGAAGAAGGGAACCGGCGAGCTTCTATACCACGAAGACGGCCGACCAAAGTTTGTCGGTATCGATCATGCGAACAGCGTGGCGGCGTCCCTTCTTGGTAAGGCTTCCGATATCCGCGTCGTTCAATTGACGGATAGGAAGAACAAGGAAGACGTCGTCGACTGGCTCGACGAAGGCAACTCGGTCGAAACTCTCTATCAGGTCGCAGCTAAAGCCCCGAAGTTCACCCCACCTGCATTCCGATCAAAGTTCAATGCGGTTCCTTGGGGCGACTTCGACGCCCCCGCGCAAGAGCATGAATATCTGATCAAGGGCATTCTCACCCGTGCGGAAGTGTCGATCGCTTCCGGAGCATCAAAAAGCGGTAAGACGTTCCTAATCCTTGACGCGGCGATGGCTGTTGCACGTGGCGTCAATTGGATGGGCCGCAAGGTGCGAAAAGGAGGCGTGATCTATCAGGCAGGCGAAGGCCAGAAGGGATTACGCAAGCGCATCAAGGCTTATCGCCAGTGGCACGGCCTCATCGCGTCCGACAACCTGCCTTTTGTCTTCATGCCCGCTCGTCTCAACCTTTACCAAAGCGACGATCAGACCAACGAGTTTATCGAAGAAGCCAAGCATTGGGCTTCAACTTTCGACGTCGCCCTCGAAATGATCGTCATAGATACGTGGGCGACGGCCACGATCGGCGCAAACGAGAACGACGGTAAGGATGTGGGAACGGTTCTTGAACGTGGTCGTCGAATTTCCGAAGCCCTCAACTGCCACGTTCTCTTTGTTCACCACATGAACGCCGACGGTACGAAAGTTCGCGGACATACGTCGCTCATTGCCAATCTGGAAAACGCATTGATCGTTCGGCCGATCGAAGGCTTGCGAGATGACGACAGCAGGCAAATTCGTGAAGTCTTTTTGCAGAAAAACAAGGAAGGCGAAGACGGCATAAGTTTTCGCTTTACCCTTTCGCAGGTGACGATTGGAAAAGACGAGGACGACGATCCGATTACCTCGTGTGTCGTGGTCACGCCAAGAGGCGAAGGCTCCGACGAAGCTCCGGAGAAAAGGCCGACAATCACCGACAAGGAAAACGTCTTGCTGACTGCGATTGAGAACGCAATCGGCGACCACGGTGTAGAAGCTCCGCCTTCTATGAACCTTCCCCGCGACGTTCGGGTCGTCCATTGGCAAAAGGTTATCGATGCCTTCGACAAGCTCGATTTTGAATATGCCGTTTCTGACGAGGACGACGAGGACACTCGCAAGCGCAAGCTCGATGCCCGCAGGAAAGAACTCGGCCGTCGTGGTGAAAGGCTTTTTGCAAAGCGTCTGATTGCTCGCGAGAACCCGAACGTCTGGTTAACGCCCAAGGCAAAGAGGCGTTTTGCTCGGCCGGAAGATCAGCACACCAAATCTCAACCAGAGCAACCAAGCAACGTGAATATGTCCGTGATCGACGAGGCGTCGGCCGTGTGGGGGGATGATTGATGCACTTTGAAGATGTTTGGACACCGAAGCTCGTCGGGGAAATCCTTGTTGATGCTGCAATGTGGTCGATCGCCAGCGCCGGGCCTACCGGACCGGCCGACGATCGGAATGGAATTCTTGAGAAACTCGATCCGGAGAATGTGCCGCCCCCGCGCAAACGATCATTGTCCCCGGCCCGTGTCTCCCTTCTGGAAAAGGCGATCCATTGGCCGACGATCTATCTCAAGGAAAACGACGGCGCCGCTCGCGTGCTGCAATTGTGGGTGCGCTGCAAATGCACCCGCTGCCGGTTTAGCCATGCGGTCGACGATAAGGGCTGGAGCCGGGCAACTGCCTATCGTGCGCGGGACAAAGCGCTCTCTCTCATATCGCAGGGTCTAGACCGCGATAACGTTGAGGTGCCGCGTCGATGACAAAGCCAAGTCTTATTTTCATTCGTCGGCCGAAGAAAGCAACCTGCCCCGTCCGCGTGTTTCAAAAGCGGCCCTATGCAAAGGCGGCAGCAATCGGGATGCATCGGGCCGGAGTAAATCAGCGGGACATTTGTCGGAGGCTCGAAATCAGTCAAGAGCATCTAACTTCTTTTCTGACGCCTTTCTCATGGTTTCGCCTTTAAAAGATGTAGCCGATTAACCACGAAAGAAATGCGGTGCTGTTTTAGCACCGCATCTTTATTGACCAACCTTGAAGCATGTGAGCTATATCGGCTCACTCGGGGTGTAGAATGTCAGAAATTAACTGGTGGCTTGAAATCTTAAAGTTGTTTCCCGCGACTGCGGTCGGAGCAAGCGTTGTTTTTATAGCTTATCTTCAATGGAAGACAGCGCACACCAAAGTAATGGTTGATCTTTTTGACAAACGTCTCGCAGTGTATGAAAGCGTCCTCGAAGCCATAACGCTTTCGAATATTGATGAAGGGGCCGGAATAGAAACAAAAAATGCACTGTTACGCCTTTATCGTGCGCGTTCAGATGCAACCTTTCTATTTGGCGACGATCTCACGAAAATAATTCAAGAGATTATCGATTGTGTGAGTTCTCAAAGACTGAACGAGCGCCGCTTAAATAACCCCAATATTTCAGAAGAAGATCGCCATAGGTATGCAGAAGGCGCGGAGCAAGCGGGAAATTTAAAGGAGCGTCTAGGTCGGCAGTTTCAAGAAGCGTCAATCCCTTATTTGCGGATTGATTTAAAGCAGGGCAAGATTTCATTCCCGCTCAAGCGTGCATTCGTATCGATCATTCTATTTGTTTGCATTTTGCTAATTTTATAATTGCGTATTAATTAGCTATATGCTAATTTCTGGTCATGAAACAGATCAGCTACTCCCGCGAAGCAACAAAGACCCTGATTAAAATGCCAGCCAACACGGCGAAGCTGATCCGGTCGAAAATCGAGCAATATGCCGTTGAACCGGCAAGCCTCTCAAACAATGTTAAGTCGCTAAAGGGCGGCGAAGGCTTGATGCGCTTGCGGGTGGGTGACTGGCGCGTGATCTTCACCGAAGATGGACGCATCCTAGAAATTATCAAGATTGCGCCGCGTGGCGGCGCTTACGAATAAGGGAGAACGGAAATGAACGTTCAAATCATCAAGACACCACAGGGGGAGGAAATGGCAGTCCTTCCCAAGGCCGACTATGACAAGCTGCTCGAAGCTTTTGAGGATCGCGAAGACATTGAAGCCGGTCGGAATTTCCGCGCAAAACTGTCCGCTGGCGAAGAAGAATTGATCCCGGCCGAGTACGTCAACCGCATGATCGACGGCGAGAACAAAATCAAAGTTTGGCGTGACTTTCGCGGCATGAGCGCTAAGGCGCTCGCCGACGCTGCCGGTATGAGCGCGCCCTACCTCTCGCAAATCGAAAGCGGTGCTCGCGAAGGCTCGCTCGATGCTTTGAAGAAACTCGCAGAGGCACTTAAGGTCACAATCGATGAATTGGTATAAGCAACAATAGCCCTGATGTCAGGTCAATGACTGGAGTTTTTTTCCTATGACTGTTGAGACGTTGATCGTCGGCTCCATAGCAAAGTTTAATCACGCACAAAGTTTGTTTGAAAAACTAGCCGGCATTTGGAAAAATCAATCGAATATGATCTCGTTTAATGCGGTGAGCCAAGCCCCCGGAGCGGCCCAAGTACCAGAAATTCCCGCCGATAATGTAAACATGCCTCTTCTAGCGGGTGATGTTTTCCACAGCTTGCGGTGTTCGTTAGAATACATTTACCGTGCATTCCATCTTAGCAAGATTGGCATTGCTCCTGAAAGGTTACAGTTTCCGTCCTCTCGAACCGCCATAAAAGGGGCACTAAAAGCCGAACTTAAAACACTTTTCGACTGCCACGAAAATACTATAACCACTTTGGCCGCAGCCAATAATCAAGATAAACATCGACTATTGCTGTTTGCCCTACCAAAGATTGAGCCTCTTTTTTTGGAAACTATAGACGGAAATTTGAGGTTCGTTTCAAAAACCAATTCGAGCGATTGGCGAGATGCGAGCGAAGCACAGCAATACGAGTTAGGCGAAGGAATTAGACCGCGATACGTCCTTGTTATAGAAAAGCATAACGACCAGGACGAGTGTTATCTGACGTTAAATGATCTCCAAGACTTGATTTCTGATTTACGTATTTGCCTAGAAACTATTCGGGTCTGGATAATGGGCACTACTCCGCACTCTGATACGATGCAACCAGAGGAGAACTAACTATGAAAGGACCGCGTCACCTTGGCAACTATCCCGACCGCGATCTTGATTGCCAATTTGATTTAGAAGACGAGTTCGTCAAACTAACCGACATTGGCGAGCAAGCTGGTTGGGTAAGAGTTGAAGTTCTTCACGCGCTGTTTGAGTTAGCTCGCAATCACTTGATTGGCTCGCAGGCCCTTGGTGAGGAAGATCAGCACATCATGGAAAGAATGCGGGAACTTGAGCACCCGGACCGCTTCAAGAAGCCGTAATCAATTGCACCACGGTTCGCGTTTGCCCCGCCAAGGGCGGGCAAGCTCTTCGTCAATCAAGATTGATCCGATGTCGATCCCGTCGACGTAGATCGTCGCCAGCGTACGGCCGTAACGATCTTTCATCCTGCCCGATTTCGGATCGCCTCTTTCCATTTCAAAGCCCGGAGAGGAAAGGAGTTCTTGCAATCGCCTCTTTGCGACCTCTCCAAGTCGACGCTCGGCGTCGCACTTGGCGCTCTTTGTCTCGGGCGCATCGATATTCGCAATTCTTACGCGTTCGTCGCCAATATCAAAGGTATCACCGTCAATAGCTTGCGGCGCGCTGGTCGATAATGCGGCCGCAAGTATGAGTTCAATCATGCACTAACCTTTCCAGCGTTCAAAAATACGGGGATTGCAGTTGCAAGGCTCCCATATGCTTTTCCTTCAACACGCCAAGGCTTCGGGCTTTTCCCTTTGACAACTTCTGTAATAGTCCCGTCCTCGTGCCAAACGGTATCGTAGGACCATTCTTCATAACAAATGAAATACTTAGGATGCTTTCTTTGCTTGCCCATCTTCGTTATTGCAAACAAATAGATACCTTCTCTTCTATCGTCGGTCGCCTCTTTCAACCACTCAACTGCCCACCCTGCCGCAGTGAGTTTGTCGTAATATCGGTCGTATAATTCTTTCAGTGAGTTGACGCCCTCAACTCTCGGCCTGCCAGAGGGTTTATGCGTTAAAGCGCGCTGCTCGTAGTGCGTGCCTTTGGCGGCTTTTGCCAGAGCTTCAATATCATCCGATCCACTGACCAGCGCTGTTAAGTCACCGACTAAAACAGACGCTACATGCTTGCAGAAAACTCCGCCTTTAATCCACGCAATGCAGGTGCATTTAATAAATAGCCCCTGCCCTTCGCCTTGAGCCGTTACTTTATAAGGCGTCGCAGCGGACCCCAGCACTTCAAATATCAACATGATCAGGCTCCCCAATAACCTTGATCAATTTGGCGGGGAAGCTATGAAGAATTAGTAACCTCTTGCCGACTTAGGCAGCGGGGCGCTAATAGCCCCCGCTCCTGAATTGCTCGGCAGATCGAAAAGCAAACGAACTCGTCTCGACCCGCAGGACGGGCACTTCATACGATCCTGCAAAAACGTTAACGGCATATCCCTGCCCCGCGTGCAGACGAGCGTTTGAACGTCAAGTTCCGCGCTAAATAAGCATTCGCGAACCGACTTCATTGCGTCTCTTTTACCCCACGCGCACCGCATTTTAATGCGGACGCTATGCGTGAAGGCGTCTCCTAATGTCTCAATCTGCATGAGAACATCATGAGAACAAAATTTGGCGAACGTCAATACTCGACTAAATCACGATCCGTATCCGGCGGCGGAATAACGCAGGTTTTCCCCGCTGTTCAATTGTCGATTATGCGTTCGGATAAGGCAAAACCGACAAGCGCTTTGTAACCACCAAGCGCAGCAAATGACCAGATGACAGCATGCACATACCAAGGCCATACCTCGGAACCAAGCCAATAATTCAGCCCCACGCACACCATTGCACCGAATATTCCGGCGATGACTGCAAGTTTTTCTGATTTCTTCATATGCTCTCTCCCGCTAAAAACACGAGAGAAGTTAGTTGCAATGTGCGCTACGTTCAAGAACCTGATGGATTTGCCTTGAGCGATACGGTCACAACCTCAAGATTGCGAGTGCGCAGGAATGGCACAAAGTCAGAGCCTTCGTACTTTTTCGCATCACTTGATCTGGCTTCGATAATCTGGAACTGATCTCCTACCTCAAGCTGTTGCGATGCTTGTTCTATCGCTGCTTCGCGTGTGGGTGCATCAGCCGCCAGATCGTACGTATCCTCACCGATTTCACCGGCATACCAAGACCATGGTGTCATTCGCTCTGCTCCCCTAGTGGGCTGGCTTCCCGTTCTGTCATCATCTGACGTGTTTCGAACATGGGATGCTTGAGGCGCGGATAGAAATCACGTTGCCATCCTGCGCTATTCATAGGGTCAAACTCGATCTGTGCGCGGCAGTCGGAGCAATACCAGCTGTAGGATCCGTGATTATACCAATCAGCAGGAGACGCCTGACAACGTGTTCGGTTGCAGCTTCCGTTCTCATGCCCTTTGTCTGGCTTATTCGGCCCATCATAATCACCGTACGCCATGGCGAGCCCAGTCCAGCTTGGATAGTCTGTCAATGAGGGTCATGGCTTGCCCCCCAAGGCGGCGCGGGCAAACCCATGCCAGTTCATATAATTTCCCGGAATGATTTCTTGAGCGCGTGAAATCAGGCCCCTTGCCGCCGCGAGTTGGGTTTCGAGGGATTCGATAGTGTCCGCGGCTTCCTCCATCGTTGCACAAACAACCCGATTACCGGGACCCGTCGGCCATTCTTTACGAAGCTTCCTGATAAGATTTTCAGTATCTGTATTGTGCTTTGACGGGTTTCCTTCCAACTCCGTAACCCGCGCAGTCAGCGCCGCGTTGTCGGCTTGGAGGCTGGTAATCTTCTCGACGTATGAACGGGCCACAGTGCTTGCGTTATCGATTTGGCTGATAAGCCCTAGAAGGTCGTCAAGTGGTTTGAACACCTCATTTTCAGGGAAATGCTCACGAACAAGTGAAACGACAAGCTGTTTCAGTTCCTTCGTAGCTTGCTCCTTCTCCACCCGTTCCGCCGAAATGATGGCCTCGGCCTGCGAGCGGGTGACGAGTTCGCGCTCGTCCTGATTGGCATATTCGGCTTCTCCGTAATGCCATTTACCGTCCACGGATCGCAGATGCTGGATGCCTACTACCTCCAACCCCTCGACCGGCGCGGCGTGGCGGGTGTTCCAGCGTTCGGTCTGCTTAGGATCATCGCAGACAACGGAGAGCTTGGCTTCCATCATCCAACACCCTTCCGTATTGCAACGGCCATAAGGATTAACACCACCACGGATAGACAAAGGCTTTGAACAAAACGGGCAAGGCTTAAGCGTCTGCATCGCTGCCTCCTGTCTTCGACGTGAGTTTTTTGTGAAAATTTCTGTTGAAATCCAGAGCGGCGAGATAGGGGCTTTTGCCGAAGCCCGCAACACCTTCTTGTAAATTATCACCGAGAAGCCAGCAGTACTGATCTCCGTCTATGCTCAACTTTGGCTTAAACATTGCAACTAAATTCATCTCATCTTTTTCGGTGGCGATGCATTCTTCAAGTTGTTCAACGTAATGATTAGTCATCACTGCCTCCTGTCGGGCGGGTGGCTATGTGAGCTTTGACGAGGGCAGTTTTGACCTGCGGCAAGGAATGCCCAAGATCGCGCAACAGGCCATCTGCGGCGATAAGTGCGTCATACAGATCAGGCGCCGATGCGATCAGATTGGCATTGGCATAACTCTCCTCGTCATGGCTCTTAAATTGCTCACCAAGTCCAAAGAAGGTGACGCTTGCAATTGAGCGGCCATATGTCGATGAAACCACGGGCAACCCGACCTTAGATGAATGCCTTTGAGCCGCGATCCACGGCCCCGGAGTGAACTTTGTCTCGTAATTTTCGGTAATTTTCATGGCTTAACCTCAATCCGGAATTACTGGCTTGAGGCCGTAAGCTTTAAGAGCGGCCTCGTAAGTTTCAGCGGTATGAGCGGATTTGTTAATCGCGTCAGTTGGCGATACCCCTGCGGCTACATCACGCTTAATTGTCGCAAGAGCTTCTGAGATTTCTCTCTTTGTTTTTTCGGCCCAAGTCTCTCTCATTCCGACGCTCCCGGTGAGGTTGGGAGGGCAGCGCGAGCGTTATTGAACGCCTTAAACGTCATAGACGTTGAAATCTTTGAGCCTTTGGGCGTCTTGCGATGAACCGTGAAAACAACGTCGTTCTCATTGTAGTTCATGGCGAATAGCTCGCCTGCAATATCTGAAAAAGGCTTGAGCGCCTTTTCAAGAACTAACTCGCGCTCGCTTTTAAACCCGACATTTGCCGTCTCGGAGAGAGCGCGAATTGCCGAGGCGTGAAGACGATGGAAATGCGCGACCAGCTTAAACGGGACACCGTCGAGTGCGCCGCTACGGGTGGAATAGTATTCGGCCTCGTTATCGTGATAACGCGCCGCCTTTTCCATCGCCTTCGCATGAAATGACGGCTCTGCAACGAGTATGGCAACAATCTCCGCAGCGCTGTCGCGGCGCTCCTCGTCGGTTTGCTCCTCGCTCACGATGAAAGCCTCGTCGCGGTCCTTGAGAAAGTCCGCGACTGTTGCGATAAGGTCGTCTTTATTCTGCATTCTCTAATTCCTCCTCGCGCCGAAGCTTTCGGCAATCGCCGATGCGCTTCGCGTTCATTGTCCCTTGCTTTACGCGGTCGAGAATGTGCCGGGTCGTCGGCCCTTCAAACTTCGCGCACTTGAAGCCCCCGGCGTCGGCCGTCAGGAAGACGCAACACTTTTTCGGCCCTTCGCCGAGGCCGCAGACGCGGCGCTCGTCGCCTTCCTCGATCTGGCAGAAGTTAGAGCCGTCGATCCGACGGACGGCGTGAACGGCCCCGTTTTCCATTGGCTTGATTGAGAAGCTTTTTTCGTCAACCTCAATGACCACATAGCGGCCGTTGAGGGCTTGCAAGATAAGCTCGCCGTATGAGGTCAGACTGCAAAAGCCCCATATCTTCGGGTCAGGGTTCGTGCTTGACAATAGAACGCCTTGACCTCGACCGCCCGATACGAGCGTCCGGTCCCCCTCGGCTCCGAGATAGATCGAGAGCGTTTCGGCCGTAATGTCGGCCTTAGCCGGACCATTCTCCAAAGCTTCGACAAACGTCCAGAAGTCGAGAGAGAGGTCATAAATCCCGTCGTGAGTTTCGATCTGCCAAGGATCAGACCATCGGTGAAACGTAAGCTTTCCGCGATGAATTTTCATTTACCTAGCCCCGCTGTCTCAAGAGGATCGCGCGTTGTGCAACCAAGTGCCGCCTTGAGGTCTTCGAGCTTTCTTTTCATGCTCGGTATTGGGTCTAAGAGGGAACGGTCGCGGTCGGACCAATGCATGCGATGATATTCGCGCTCGATCAGAACTCCATTTAGCTTTAATTCCCACGAGATACCCGCAGCCGGGCCACCATGCGACGAAACCGGCGTCTCGCTTACGGTTCGGATTAATTCGAGCTTTACCGCAGGAGCGCGAGAGCCAAAATCTGCGAGAGCGAAATCGCGTTCCGCGTCCTTTTCATGATCGAACGCCTTGAGAAGCCATTGCGGTTCCGGGTGCCATTCGGTCGAGCCATACCAAGGCTTGATCGGTGTAATTGTGCGTGTCGACACTTCCCCGCGATAGTTCATATATGAAACGACCAATGGTTCTCCGACGTCCTGAGCGTCATAGTCGCGAACTCTCTGCAAGCGGTCAAAATCTTTCCACATGCCGGACGCTTCAAGATCGGCAATATTCGCCGGTGCGATCCAATTCGTCGGAGCAATCCAGTTTGATCCGTCAGCATTGAAGCCGATTGCACATAATGAAGCCCCTCCCGACTTCCATGATACACGGTAAATTCCATCCAAGATTTGCGGGTGTTTTTGACCCCTTGGATTATCCGCGACGGGAGCTTCAATCTCCGACCAGTCGCCCCGGCCGGTGGCTTGGTCTACGAACTGCGCGACTTCATCACACAGCCGAGCTAAGATACTGACTGTGTTCTCGTGGGGACGCGCGGGCCAATAGCCGTGTTTCTCTGTAAACCAGTCTTGAAAACCCTTCATGGCCTTGCCTCCGGTGCAGTTGCATTATTGTGATAACCCTTTCCGACCGAACGGCCGGAGCAAAGGTAGCCGAAGCCCGCACCGCCAAGGATGCGCCAGCCTTGCAAACGTAGGTGCTGGATATCTCGATAGATCGTGCGAGGCGTCACCTGCAAAAGGTTCGCAAGCCCGTCCGATGTGTGCCGTTCGCCGTCATCGATCACGTCGACAAGCTTCAAAAGACGCTCGGATTTACCCATTATCGTTATCCTTCTGGCTGTCTTTGATCGCCTTAAGGGCGGTAACGTCATCTAAGCTCACTCGGGGAATATCCTTGAAAGCTTGCTCCGCGACTTGGAAAGCGGTGAAATATGCATTGTGCGCGGAAACATAATTATCCCAAGCCGCCTCGGCCTCCGCTGTGCAAGGCATTAATTCCTCTATCTCGGCCTCTCTGCGCGAAGCCCTTTCGCTACCGCGCCGTTGCGCCACAACCGCGACAATGTGTTTTTCTGTTTGCAGGGCATCTTTCCGGTAAGAACCCCGCTCGACTTTCGTCTCTACAAACTCGATCACGGACGATGGTATACGGAGCGGTGCCCCGTGCGTCCCCCCCCGCCCAATTTCGAAGACAGGGACGATTGATTTTTTACGAAGGTCCAACAACATCTTGTCAATCCGAGCCTTAACCTTGGAAAGGCTGGCGCTTGAATAATTGACGTCTAAGCATTGCCATTCGTCGGAGTTACCGCCGTATCGGATCGTGTAACCTCGATATTCAGTTTTGATATCGGACATTCAAAGCCCTCCTAGAAGTGGAACGTTTCGCTATCGAGCAAGTCGGCGCGCGTAAGCCCGTCCGTCCCGGCGATCGGGGCGTCGATAGAGACGTTCTTGAAATGATCGAATTGGCGGTTGTATTCGGTGACTGATTTCTTCACCCACGCCGCGAGTTCGTTGAACGGCACTTTCCGGTCAAGGATTTGCACCATCACGGAATTGATTACGTCCATCTGTGCAGCGGCCATGAGATAGCCGGGCACATGAACGCGGATTAGCTTGCGTAGTTCGGCGGGGTTTTCACGAGCCAGCCTTTGAGTTTTAAGCCGCTGTATCTTGCGGCGGTCCTTTTCGCGCATTGCATCGGTGCGGACTTGTTTTTTCTCTAGGCTACGCAAACGATTGTAGGCACTCTTTCTCGCGCAGTATTTAGCGTAACGTTCCGGGTCTTCCTTTAATCTTGCATAAGATCGGCGCTCTGTTTCATTTGTGCGCTTGCGATTTTTTTGCTTATTTTTCAGATTAAGGGCGTCTGCGCGTTGACGGTTTCGTTGATAATAATCGGCATGCCATTTCGCTTCCTCGGACTTCAAGCGCTGTGCAACTGCGAGCGCTTCCTCCGGCTCCATTTGGCGCAGTTCTGCAATTTTGCTCTTGGAAAGTTTGAAAGACACTTACTTACCCTCCGCCTTCGCAATTGCCCCTCTCATCTGGTCGAGATACTTTTTGACTGCACCGGCCTTGTAAGCCGGGTCGTTCAAGGCATCTTCGACAAATGGTAAGGCGGCATAAACAGCTTCGAGAAGATCGGGCCCGGCCGCTCCGAGCCGCGCATCCTCCGGCCGTTCAAATACCGCAATCAGCTTGCGCCCTCGCCCCTCGTCACTCGCCCGAAAATTCGAAAATACTTGACGAGTTTCCGTCGTCTGCACCTCCTCCCAAACTTCTCTCGACCATTGCCGCGTTGTGGCGGTGGACAGCAATTTACCCTGCGCCCACGGCCCCGGCGTTGCTTTGCCTGACGTCATAGGACTGCCCTCACTGGCAAAGTGTCGGTCCGGGCAAATCCGTCGACGTACCAAATTGCCCGGCCGCTTCGGAACACGATTGCAAAATCGCTCCCCTTTCCCGACCAGCGAAGACCATCAACATGCGGGTGGCCGCAAGCCGCGATTGCGGCTTCATCAGCGTGCATCGTTGCCAAGCGGGAGTAAGTCTGATCCTCCGTCTCATGATTGTTGAGTTCGTCAGACAGCAAGCGGCGAACGGCTTCGACTTCCGTGTCAATGCCAGTTGCGGCCATGTAATTGAGCAACCGGGCGTGAAGATCGAGCGGCAGGTTATAAACCCGTCGTATTGACGGACCTTTCGCCCGCAGGTGGTCGGAAACAGTTACGGCGAGGTTGTCCATATCAAGCCCCCCTCGATGAAAGAATTGAGCGTTGACGCTGATCGAAGGCGTCCAATTCTTCGGGGTGCCAAAAGTTTCGGCGTCTAATGCTAAGGGGCTTGGGGAAGTTTAAAGCCTCGTCCTTCACCCACTTGATAAGCGTCTGCGCTGTAACGCCGTAACGCTTCCTGACGTCCGGACCTGTCAAATATCGAACTTGAGCCATTTCACATTTCCTTTAGGCATAGCTCCGCCGTGGCGCTGAAACGCGCGAGCAAACGACGATTATTTATGAATGGGTTTTGGCCGGACCTATTCGGTCGGCGTGTAAGTTTGGTGCTGCCAGCTTTCTTGCCAGAAGGCGACGACCTCGTCGCCGATCAGAACGCCGACGCGGATATCAAGGCGAGTACCGAAGGAATGAGCGTAGCAATTACCCGGCTCAAAGTTGCGGATCGCAACGGGAGAGATTTCGAGCACCACATGAGGGACGCCCTTAAGGTCATAGATCGATGTTGGCTTTGGAGTGATAATGTCCCCCGCCTTGAACGTGCATCGTCCCTGATAAGCTGCGCTCGCCTCGCGAAGCGTAGCGACTTGGGCTTCCGGTAGCGGTCGCTTAAGCGTCTGCCGACGCTGGTTTACCCCCGGCAATTCTACTTCGAAAATTTGCATGGTGATGCCTCATGTGGTGGTTAAGCATTCGGGAACCCGCCCCGTAAGGCGGAAACCGGAAGGCTTAGGTATTTGGGATAAGGTGATCAGCGGCTTCTTTACGCGAGCTGGCTCCGGTATAGACAACATTTCCCTTCCGAAGGGCCTCCCAAGTGATGCGAGTACCGCGAACCGTCCAGGCGTCATGGCGGCGAACGTGGCCGACGAATTTGCCTTCAACGCTGACGCTGTACGTGTTTTCCGCGAGGCTCTTTTCGAACTTCATTTCGGGTGTCTCCCAACTCGGTTGAAACTGTTATTTGTCCTCAATCAATGACTGGATGGTTTCGAGCAGGCTTTCGATTTCCCCCTTTGCATTCTCGAAGTTGTCAATTTCCTCTTGGGCGGCCTCGCCCATCTCACTGTCCTGCCAACGCTCTGATTTGTCGGCGTAGGCATCCTGCATTTCATCAATAGCGACGCTAAAATCTTCGATGCGACTTTCCAGTTCTGCGATGAACGAATTGATGCGCTTTCTCATTATGGCTTTCATGTTGAAGATCCTCGGCTGTTGAACATTTAAGAAACCCGCCCCTGACTGGAGGGAAAGAGACGGGAAACTGAAAGGCTCAAGCGACGATAAAGTGTTTCTCAACCTTAATCGGGCCGAAGCTGCCTTCGACTAAAACCGTCTTCTTATTGACCTTGAGAACCTTGCGAGCGCCGTAATGAATTGTCTGCACAGTCTGACCGACGCAAACGTCAGTTGCAGCAATCTTTGCTTGCCGTTCGCGCGCAGCATCGCCCGCCATAACCGCGCCTTTCTTTTCCATCGCGTCGGCTCGACTGCGGAGTTCTGTAGCCTCGGCCGCAAGTTCGCCAGCCTTTATAATGCGGTTTCGCTCACGATCCCTCTGACGTGAAAACGATCGTCCGGCCGCGTTGCTGTATGCTGGCTGCGTCCAAAATGCCGGGTCATCGTTGACCGCGCCACGCACGCGCTTTGCTTCGGCATCCTTTGCGTCGGCTTGGCTACGGAGATCGGCAACACGAGCAACAATCTTGGCTTGGCGTTCTTCGCGTGTATCGTTCATGATTTTTTCTCTAACTGGATCGGCATAAAATCGTCTTCTGTGATTTTCATTTTGCATATTATTTCTAACTGCACAATAGCAAAGTTAGATTTTTTCTTACTTTTTATTGAGGGCAAATCACTCGCAAATCACCTGCGGCCACAACGGATCACTGACACGAGTGCGGGACTGCCAGCCGGACAGGATCACTAATTAACCGGACAGAAACTTGCGAAAAGCGGACAAATGCACGCGCTCAAGCGGACAAACGCCTGTCCGGCATTCCTGATTTGCAATGGAAAACAATGGTCTAGGCAAATGTCCGGCTTGAAATAAGATACCTGCTGCCGGACATGCGAGGCGGACAAATTTATTTTCGTATGTCCGGCATCCCGAAAAACGCATACACGGACAGACACTTAGGGATAAATCAGCATGTCCGGCTACGTGTCCGGATGAATGAGTACGAAAATATCTACTTGACGAGTGAGACATTTTTGCTGTTTCTCTCGCGTTAACACGATGGATGGCGTCGCGCGGATCGTAGAGCACGAGCGAGAGCGAGACGACGAGAGACGACAAGTCTCTCGGAGAGACGAGCGATCTAGTAAGTTTATTATTGATCCCTCTTTCCATAGTGGAATTTAAATAATCGAATTTTTAATAACGCATATGAGCGCGCGAACTGCCCCACGGCAGCGCGCGCTTTTTCATGCTGTTTGGACGGGTGATTGAATGTCGAAAATCGTCATCACGTCTGACGGTGCTTACAAGCGATTTGGTAAAGCACTCGAAGCAATCGGCAACCGTGATGCTCGTCGGGTTTTCTCCCGAGCATTGAACCGTGGTGGTGATCAAGGTCGAACGCAAGTTAAGCGCTCTCTCGTTTCGCAGACGGGCATCAAATACGGCATGATCAACAAGGCCGTTAAGACCATCCGGGCACATCCGAACAAGCTCGAATATTCCTTGGTAGCCGAGGGCAATGAAACCAATCTCAACCTGTTCAATGCACGGCAGGGAAAGAAAGGCGTCAGCGCATCTCCTTGGAAAAAGCGCCGTGTTTTCAAAACGACTTTCATTATCCCCGCATATGACGGGCGTGTGTTCAAGCGCATCGGTAACGAGCGTGGACCGCTCGAACCGCTGTTCGGTCCGAACATCGCGAGAGAGATCGTGAAAGACCAGACGGCCGACAAGTGGCGGATGGTAGGCGGCATGGTCATGAACCGCGTCGAGCACGAACTCATGCGTCTGTTCAAGTTCACCTAAGCCGAAAGCACGAAAACCCTCAAATTTGACTCAGGACGAGCGCTATCGCTCGGACGTCAAATCGGTATGGCGAGGTCGACGGACGCAGCGTGTGACCCCCTCCGAGGGCAGGCACCCCCACCCCTTTAGGGACCGTACCCCTAGGGCAAGCCATGCGATGCCGCCGCAGCCCCAAATTCGAGCGTTTTTCAAGTTTCGAAAATCGCAGTTTGCTTTGCATCTTGAGGAAAATCCGAAATGGCAAAAAAGGCCACTCCAATGGCCCCATCGTCCGCGGTTCTCAGCCTCACCGGCGAGGAACTGCTTTCGACGAGCGGGGCTTCCTCGTTGTTGGGCGTTACGTCGCAATGGCTCCGCCAATTATCGGCGAATGGCTATGTCCCTGCGGCGATCAAGGGCAAGTACCCGCTGGTTGCTGTCGTTCAAGGATATATCCGCTCCCTCAAAGACGAGGAGCGGCGATCGTCAAAATCAGCCGCAGACAACGGCCTGAAAGCCGCGCGACAGCGAGAGGTCGAACTCCGCATCGCCAAAGAAGAAGGCCGTCTCGTCGACATGGACGACGTCGAGGCCGTGACATCCAGCATCTTCGCAACACTCCGAGCAGAACTTGCCGGACTTCCCGCGTCAGTCACGCGTGATGTGAAGCTACGCGCGGAGATTGAGAAGGGTCTAAATGGCGCGTTTGCTCGATCACAAAGCAAGTTCCGAGAGGCAAGCGAGGCTTTACAGTCTGGCCGCGATCCTTTGGGAACCGACGGAGAGGACGACACCTGATCGATGGGGCGCGGAGAACCGCGTTTACCCACCAACTACCGGCAAGCCGGGTCCGCGCGATCCAATGCTCACGCCATACATTGTCGATTTCGAGCGGGGCTTCGACGATCATCGATACAAGCGCAACGTCCTCGTTATTGGTGCTCAGTCGGGCAAAACGGAAAGCTTTCTCGACGTCATCGGATCGCGATGCGACACCCGTCCGGTACCAATCCTTTATGTTGGGCCGTCTCGCGAATTTCTAACCGATCAGTTTGAGCCTCGCTTGATGGGCCTCTTTGACGAGGCCCCCAAGCTTAAGAAAAAGCTCGCTCGCGGTAAGCGGATGAAGAAAACGCTTAAGCGAGTTGCAGGCGTGACCGTCCGCCTTGCTCATGCCGGTTCGTCGACCGCTCTCAAATCCGATCCGGCTGGCCTAGCTCTCGTCGATGAATACGACGAAATGCTCTCAAACATCAAAGGTCAGGGCGACCCGCTCGGCCTCGTCGAAGCACGCGGCATCACATACGCGGACTTCATGACGGGGATAACGTCAACGCCGTCTCAGGGAATGGTTGAAACCGAAATGGACCCGGACAGCGGCCTTGAATTTTGGGGCGTTGCTCCTTCCGAAGACGTGGCTTCGCCAATTTGGAGACTTTGGCAAGAAGGCACTCGGCATCATTGGTCGTGGCGTTGTCCGCATTGCCAAGAATGGTTTGTTCCGAGGTTCAAGTGTCTGTCATGGCCGAAGACTGCCACCCCTGCACAAGCTCGGCGCGAAGCCATTCTCGAATGCCCGCGAAACGGATGCATTATCGAGAATAGCGACAAAGAGGAAATGAACGCGAACGGTGTGTTCGTCGCACCGGGACAGACGATCGACGGGCACGGAAACGTCGTAGGCGATCCGCCGGACACAACGACGCTCTCGTTTTGGGTATCAGGCCTCGCCTCGCCGTTTGTCTCTTTTGGCGAACGGGCCGAAGCGTACTTGAAAGCTCTTGCGTCGGGTGAAACCGATAAAGTCCAAACGGCAATTAATGCCGGGTTCGGTGAAGTTTATACGCCCGGCGGCGGCGATGTCCCGGAATGGGAAGAAGTCGCAAAGCTGAAAGCTCCTTACCTGCCCCGGACATTGCCGGAGCAGGCTGTTTACTTGACGGCCGGTGTGGACGTGCAGAAAAATCGGTTACCTTTCGTAATTCGGGCATGGGGACCGCGCGCAACTTCTTGGCTCGTTGATAGCGGCGACTTATGGGGTGAAACTTCCCAACCGGAAGTGTGGAACGATCTTGCAGACCTCTTAACCGATCCTATCGACGGCCTGCCGATTAGGCTGGCATTCGTGGACAGTGGTTTTCGGCCGGGCAAGAAATTCGCCGTGCCGGAAAATCGGGTCTATGAATTCGCGCGACGGTTTCCGCGCTTTGTCTTCCCAACCAAGGGGCGGCGAACGCAATCGAAGCCGATCATTCAGTCGAAAATCGAGGTCAAGACAGACGGCAAGGCGGCTAAGTACGGCTTGACGCTGCATTTGCTTGATACGGATCATTGGAAAAGTTGGGTTCACGAGCGTTTGCGCTACCCTCACCTCACTGGTGACGGTCGGCCAGCGCTAGGCGCTTGGCATCTGCATAGCAAAATCGATGATGCTTACTGCCAGCAAATCGTAAGCGAGGCGCGCACGACTTCGCCCTCTGGTACGCCGGTATGGGTTCCACGTTCCCGTGAAAACCACCTCCTCGACTGTGAAGCTTTGGCGGCAGCGGCGGGCTACCAACTCAACGCGCATCGGCTCGGCCCGAATGCTCGACGGAGGAGTGAAGACGAAACCGAGGGGCCGAAAGTTACGGTCCCGGATGCAAACGGAGGGGCAGTCGCCGAAGCGGGATCGAAATTCGACCGCATCGCGAAGATAGCCGCTCGATTTAATGGGTTGTGAAAATGGGTCTACTTACTCGCGCGTATGAAAACTTGCGTACTGCCGTTCGTGGCGCGGGGACCAACGTTCCAGCCTCGTCGTCTCCGCAGCACTCCGCGCAATATTTCCGCTCGGCCGGAAGCGGCGGAGCGGCTGCACTCTTTGCGTGGCGTCCCGCTCTCCGGGACGCCCGCGAGGACGTTCTAACCTCCTATGTCGAGGCCGCCGCTCGCGCGATAGACGCCCTGCAAAACTCTGGCTGGATCGCCGGGGCAGTTAATCAGGCCGTTGCGAGTACAATCGGGACCGGCCTTCGCCTTAACCCTACGCCCGACCGGGTAGCTCTCGGATGGGACGAGGAGCAGGCCGAAGATTGGATCAGTCGAGTAGAACGGCGTTGGATACTCTGGTCGGAAAACCCGGTCGAATGCGACGCTGCTGGAAAGCATTCTATCGGCCAGCTAACGGCGATGGTCCTCAAGACCTACTACGCCTATGGCGAGGCGGTTAGCCTCCTACCGTCGATCCGGCGCGACGTAGCAACCTCGAAAACAAAGGTTCAACTCGTTCTACCGCATAGGCTCGTGCAGGACACGGATACAATGACGAATTTTTATCAAGGCGTCAGAATGGACGGGTTCGGTTTCCCTCTAGCGTATCGCTTTCTCAAGGACAGCGTGTTTCGGGAGCAGGTCGATATTGCAGCCCGCGACGGTGCGGGTCGGCCGCAGGTCGTTCATATCTTCGAAGGAGCGCCGGGACAGGTCCGCGGTATTACGCCGCTCGCGCCGGTTCTTCGCGTGCTTCGCCAGTATGACCAGCTGGCGGACGCGACACTTACAGCCGCTCTTATTCAAGCGGTCTTCGCAGCGACAATTGAAAGCGAGGCCCCGACCGATGCTCTCTTAGGCGCGCTCCAAGACCCGACAGAGCAGGACGGGGCCGACGGTTCTCCGGCCGAAACTTTGTTCGGCTTCAAAAAGGCTTGGTACGATCAGACGAAAATCGACCTCGGCGCAGGTGGGCGCATTGCTCACCTGTTCCCCGGCGAAAAACTGACGATGAACAGGTCGGAGCATCCGAACGATACTTACGAGGCTTTTAGCAAGTTTCTCCTCAGGGAGATTTCAAGCTGCCTCGGAATGACTGTCGAAACGCTAACCGGCGACTATACCGGAGCGACATACTCGTCCGTTCGTATGGCGTCGGCAGAGAAATGGCCGATCACGCTATCGCGCCGGGCCAACATTTGCGGTCGCTTCCTTCAAAACGTCTATGAGGCGTGGCTTGAGGAAGAAATCGAAGCGGGATTTATCCCTTTTCCGGGCGGGTTGATGGGCTTCCTTGCGCAGCGAGCGGCCACTTGTTCCGCAGAATGGCGCGGGCCTCCGAAGCCGCAGGCCGATGACCTCAAATCGGCGAAGGCCCACGAGGTTTATAAGCGGCTCGGCGTCTCGACCGACGAAATGATCTGCAACGATCTCGGTGTCGATTGGGAGGATGTTTACGAGCAACGCGCCCGAGAGGCGAAGAAACGCAAAAAGCTTGAGCTACCAGACGGGGACACGATGACCCCCGATCCGGTCGGCGATAGGCTCGTCATCGAGGAAGAAACACAATGAGCGACGTAATCGGTTTGCCAGAATTGATCGATTGGGACGATCCTTGTGCCCGCGCAAAGGCGCTCCGGTCTGCCTATTATGATCGCCTTGAAGGGGGAACGGCGCAGCGCGTCCGCTTCCGCCACGGCGACAACGAGCAGGAGGTACAAACCTCCGTTCTTCAAGGCAATCTTTCGTTACTCCGCCGGGAAATGCAGGACGCGGAGGACGAATGTCGGAAGCTCCGAGGGTTAACGCCTCTTAACCGGCGCTTTGCGATCCGGGGCGGATCGCGCCGGTCCTAACCAAAAAAGGAAAATTCCATGCCAGCAACGCGCGCCCTGCGGGCGGCGCTTGCGGAACCGTGGGCGATTACAGCCGAAGGGCTTGAACTCGTCCTCTCCGTCGCCGCACGCGAAAATGACGTTTCAATTGAAGCTCTTGAGGCATATCGGGCCGAACATGTCCCGACGGCCGAGCGACTGACGAAGCGCGGACCAGTCGCAATCCTCGACGTTCGCGGCCCACTCGTCAGCCGAGCAAACCTCTTTACTGCCGTATCGGGGGCAACCTCTTACGACATTCTCCGCCGCGACCTTCAATCGGCGCTCGATGATCCCGGTATCCGCGCAATTGTCATGCCTTACGATACTCCGGGCGGCTCCGTTACCGGCGTCGATGAACTCGCGAAGGCGATTAAGGACGGTAAGGCGAAAAAGCCGATTATCGCCTATGTCGGGGGGACGGCTGCGTCGGCTGGATACTGGCTCGCCTCGCAATCAACGGAAGTCGTAATCGCCGAAACAGCGATCCTCGGCTCTATCGGCGTTCGTGCAGCATTGCGCGACACGAGCAAGAAAGACGCCGAAGCGGGCTTGATGGAATTCATTTCATCCAACGCGCCCGGCAAGCGGACGGACCTTTCAACAGACGAGGGCAAAGCGCGCATTCAACGCACCGTGGACGCTCTTGAAGGAGTGTTCATTGCCACGGTCGCCAGCGGCCGAGGCGTCAAGCCCGACGATGTGATCGCCAAGTTTGGCGGCGGCGACGTGCTTATTGGATCGGCCGCCGTGGCGGCCGGAATGGCTGACCGTCTCGGTTCATTCGAGGCGGTAGTTGCAGAACTGGCAGGGCGAAGCCCGAAGCCATCAACCAGCATAAGGAAAGCAAACATGACGGAAGAAACAATCGCACGGGCGGACCATAACGCCGCCGTGGAAGCAGCGCGAAAGGAAGGCGCTACCAACGAGCGCAACCGTATCTTCGCAATTATGGAGTTGCCAGAAGCGAAGGGGCGCGAAAGTTCCGCGCAGCATCTTGCGAAAACCACTGATCTTACGGCCGACACTGCCAAGGGGGTGCTTACTGGCCTCGCCGCCGCCCCGGAGGCCCCGACGGCACCGAGGCCAGAAAATCAGCCGCAGCGCTCGGCAGAAGCTCCAAGCGGCCTCGTTACTTTCGATCCGAAAGCCGACAAGGGCCTGACCTCAGCCGAAAAGACGAAAGCATCGTGGGGCAAGATCACGGGCAAGCTCAACGCAAACATGTGACCCTGCGCGCCTTCGGGCGCTCACGATCCTCTGCGTTTCAACCCCTCTCATTGGAGATTTTGACCAATGTCTAAAGTTTTTCATGAACCGCGCCACGCGGCCGAATTTATCTTGAGCGAGGCTAACGGCCATCGATCCCGCGAAGGCGTGACTATCGGCTCCGAGCAGATTATCGAGCCGGGCACTCTCTTGGCGCTCCTCGCTCAGTCGGGCGGCGTAACGACCGATGTTGTCGCTACGACCGGCAATACAGGCAACGGTACGCTGACCATGGCCTCGACCGCCGTCTCCTCGAAGGTGAAGAACGGCACATATACCGCGACCGCAACAGCTCCGACGACCTTCGCGGTTGAAAGCCCGGACGGAATGAGCGTCGGTAACGCAACCGTCGGGACTGCCTTTAACAAGGAAGTCAAATTCACAATCGCGGCGGGCGGTACCGCGTTCGTGGTCGGCGATAGCTTCGAGATCGTCGTCGGCGTCGAGAACCCCGGCGATTATCAGGCCGTGGCATTTGATCCCGAAAGCGACAACGGCAGCGAGAAGCCCGCAGCGATTGCCATTTATCCGGCCGTTACCGGTGAAGACGAAACCGTCAAGATCGCAGCGATCTTCCGCGACGCGGAAGTTAACGGCAAATGCTTGGCATGGCCGGAAGGCGTAACCGCCGAACAGCAGGCGGCCGCAATCGCCGACCTCGCCGCCGTCGGCATCCTCGTTCGCTGACACTTCAAACGTCTCGACGCAACAAAACTTCTTTAAAAGGACATCGCAGATGTTGAATATTTTCAACAACGAAGCGTTTTCGGTTACGAGCCTGACCGACGCTATCAACGAACTGAAATTCAAGCCGGGCCGCATTGGTGAAATGGGCCTATTTTCCGCGTCGGGCGTCGATACGACGACCATCGCGATTGAAAAGAAAGGCGAAATCTTGACGCTTGTCCCCCCGACGCCTCGCGGCGGCCCCGGCGTGACGCTTGCTAAGGACAAACGCGAGCTGCGCAAGCTCGATGTGCCGCACTTTGAAGTCAATGACGCCGTTATGGCAGAAGAAGTGCAAGGCATCCGCGCCTTTGGTACCGAGCGCCAGCTTGAAACGGTTCAGATGAAGGTGGGTCAGCGTCAGCAGAACCACGTTATCAACTTCGCCGTTACCGAAGAACACGCTCGCATGGGCGCGATCAAGGGTATCATCACCTACGCCGACGGCTCGACGCTCAACCTGTTTCAAGAGTTTGGCGTCGAGCAGGAAGCCGAGATTAATTTCAATCTCGGCGCGGCTAACCCGGCAGAAGGCGCTTTCCGTAAGAAGTGCGCCGCCGTTGTCCGCAAAATGTCGGACCTCCTCGGCGGTGTATCGTTTACGGGCATTCATGCCTTCGTCGGCGACAATTTCTTCGACGATATCCTCTCGCTCGCCGAAGTGCGCAAGACGTATGAGGGCTGGTCGGAAGCGCAAATCCTGCGTGAAAGCTACATCGGTCCGAACCGCTCAAGCTACGGTATCTTTGAGTATGGGGGGATCGTTTGGGAGAATTATCGCGGCGCGGTTATCGATGGAAAGACATTCATCGAAACCGACAAGGCGAATTTCTTCCCGACTGGTGTGCCTGGCCTTTTCAAGACCGCTTACGCCCCGGCCGACTACAACGAGACTGTCAATACCATCGGCCAGCGTCTCTACACTAAGCAATACGCGATGCCGAACGACAAGGGCGTCCATCTGGATACGCAGATGAACGCGCTTCAGTATTGCGCCCGTCCAAAGGTGCTTCTGCGAGGCAAGCGGACCTAACCGCTATGCGTCTCAACAGCATTGCAGCGCGCACCGCCTTCCGGGCGGTGCAACGCGAATTTGGCGAGGTTGTTCGGATAAAGCCGCAAAAATCTAGCGACTATACCGAACCCCTCCCCGATCCTGATCGTCCGCAAGTCGATGTTTATGTCGTCGTTTCGCTTACGCCAACGACGGACAATCTCGACGGATCGCGGCAGGGAACGAAGATCAACACCACCACGCGATTTACACAACGGAGCGCAGCTATATGGCTTCGCCCGGAAGTGTATGCGGCTATCGGTTACGAGCTTCGGGAAGGTGATCGGGTTGACCTTATTCAGCGGCCTAGCGAGCCGCCTTACAAAGTATCTCGCGCGCCGGAAACCTCCGACCGTGGCGATGTTGTCGTCCCTCTTGTTCTGGATGGAAACCGATGAGCCTTACAGCCCTCGCCGTTCGCATTGCTACAATTCGCGCTCTCATGGGCCGAACGTTCGCCGAGGATCGGGTTTTTGACAGCAAGATTAACCCGGTCAATCTCGTTGCCACGAAGGAGGCAAAGCCGGTTATCATTGTTACGACGGACGACGATAACGTCGATATTACCGGGAAAGACCTGCGCGCGGGCGATCATAAGCTTGAGCTAGTGATTGAGATCGCCGTTACTCAAAAGATCGAAGTCCAGGTCGAGAATGACCAGACGACCGAAGTTTTATCGATCCCGGCAACTGATGCCGGGCTTGAAGCGACAGTCGGCTTGCTTGGCTGGCAGATCGCGAAGGCGCTCTCTGCCGACGGCGGGGAATGGGGCGACCTTTGGCGTCATATCGTTACAAACGTTCATTCAATTTCGAGCCGACGCGGTGCGGACGATGCAAATGGCGTCAGATACGCGGCCCGGCAATATATCTATTCGATCGACCACATCGCAGAGCCGACGCCGGGAGAAGCCCTAGACGCAACTTGCGGATGGGGTCGAATTCTCGCCGCCTTCAAAACCGACGTCGAGCTTGTGAGCTTGGCGAGGCTCATAGAGGCGGAAATAACCAAGGGCGAATATTTGCCTTGGGAAATTGCTCGCGGACAGCTTGGTCTTGCGAACGACGAAGCCGAGATTGTCGGCGTCAAGCCGGTCAAGATCGACGGGATTGTCCCGCTCTCCACCGTCGAAATGACGGACGGCTTTGTCTTGGACGAGCAGAGCGCAAACGATGGCGGAGGGCCAAGCAATGCGACTTGATACTTTCCTCGCCGATATTCTTCGCCGGACGGCCGAGATCGAGCGCCGTCAAGACGGGATGATTAAGCAAGGAACCGCTACCAATGTCGATCCGAAAGCAGGAACCGTCCGCATAAAATTCGGCGGGACGGACGAAGAGCCGTTTCTTTCCCCTCCGATCCCGTACGCTCAAATGGCGGGTGCTCTAAAGATTCACGCTCCCCCTTCGGAGGGGCAGCAAATGACGGTGATAAGCGGCTCCGGCGATTTTCGCCAAGGTCTGGCCGTGCCGATGACTTGGAGTGATAAGAACGCGTCTCCGAGCGAAAAAAGCGACGAAAACGTCCTGACGTTCGGCTCCGCGACCGTTGAGCTACGGGGCGACGAGATCGTCGTCAAAGTCCCCCGCTTCCTGATTGAGTGCGAAGGGACGATCCTTGAGCTATCCGGGTCCGGCTTTCGGGCTATCGCTTCGGATTTCGATTTTGGACAGGGGTAAATTATGCCGGGTGTAGCTCTCGTGGGCGTCGATACTGCCGGGGGCGTTCAACTCGGTTTGCAAGTGCCTTGGTTTCGCGTCAACGGCCAGCCGGTCGCCGTCAAGGGCGACAACGTTGCAGGGCATGGGTTCCCGCCCCACGGCAGCCCGGTAATGGCCGAAGGGTCGCCGACCTTTCGGGTTGGAGGCATTTCAGTTTGTCGAGAGGGGCATCTTGCTTCTTGCGGACATGCCACAACCGGGCGCGGCTTCTTCCGCATTCCCTAGAAAGAGGACGCTATGAAAAAGACATATCTCGTAACCGAGCGCGCCGGACGATGGATCGCCGGGCAGCGCGTGGCAACTCTCAAAGACGGCCGTATCGAGCTTTCGGTTAGCCAAGCTGAATACGAGCTTGCGCTGGGAACGATCACAATCCTATCGGCCGACGAACAGTCGGAGCCGGAGAAAAAGACAAAACGGCGTAAAGCCGGACAAACTTCGGAGGCACCGGCATGGAACGAAACGCAGCGCTCGGCGTCGACCTTGATCGAGTAACAGGCGAAGTCATTAGCGGTTGGCCGCACGTTGAACAGTGTATCGGCGATTTTCTAACGACATTCTTCGGCGAGCGCGTCATGCGAGAGTGGTACGGCTCGATTGTTCCGCCTCTTATGGGAGAAAACCTGACGGTCGACACGATCGTCAGGTTTTTTGCTGCGGTCACGTCTGCAATCGATCAGTGGGAACCAAGGTTCAAGATTGCCAAGATCACGCCTATTTCCGTTAACCGGAGTGGCGAATTCCACGTTCGCATTGAAGGCGATTACCGCCCGTTGGCGCTGATCGGCAATTTCACCTCGGGCAGTCCGAAACATTTGACAATTAGCGGTGCCGTTGGCCGGGGGCTGGTGTTGATATGACAATCAATCTTGAAAGCTATCCCTCGCCTGACGTGATTGAAGCGATCTCATTCGAGCAAATTCTTGCCGAAATGCAGGCCGAGTTAATCCGGATTTTTCCAGCGATTGAACCGACGCTTGCATTGGAAAGCGCGCTCGCAAATAAACTGTTGCAGGTTGCAGATTACCGAGAATTGCTTGTTCGCGCCCGTATCAATGATGCGGCTAAAGCGAACCTCTTGGCGTTTGCGCTTGGCGCTGATCTCGATCATTTGGCGGCGTTCTATGATGTGGTGCGCCTTGCGGGAGAAGACGACGAGGCATTCAGGAGCCGCATCGTTCTGGCAATTCAAGCGCGCTCTCCTGCCGGTGGGGCTAACTGGTACAAGGCAGCGGCAAGGCGTGCTGACGTTCGCATTCGCGACGTCGCCGTCTATCGCGAAGACTTTTGGCCGATTATTCATGTGGCCGTGCTCTCGCGAGAAAACAACGGCATTCCTGATGAAGCGATGCTCAATGCAGTTACCGAGATCGTGACCAGTGATGACGTCCGCCCCTTGAACGACACTGTCGTCGTTGAAGCTGCCGTCCGAAATACGAGCAACATCGAAGCAAATGTCTGGTTGCTTCCATCCGCGCCGCTGACTGACTTGACGCCGCTTGAAACGGCGCTTCGGAAGGCTTGGGATACAGAAACCGCGATCGGCTTCGACCTCGCCCCGTCGTGGATTGAGGCCCGGCTCCATTTGTCGGGCGTTCAACGCATCGAAATGGTTTCGCCAACTGTCCCGCTTGTCGCGCCACCCGGTACAGCTATCGCGATTGGGGACATCAAGCTTAATTACATGGGGCGCGATTACTGATGACAGACCGAACCGCATTGCTTCCGAGCAATGCGACGGCGCTGGAGAAGGCATTTTCGGAGGCGCTTGATCGTTCCCCGGAGATTTCTCCCGGCGTTGTCGAGTTGCGCGGGTTTAAGTTTCATCCACTCGACCGGGTTGTCCCCTATCTGGTCGCTGAATACGGCCTCTCGGAAGTGGCCGAATATCTTCCAAACCTTCGCGACGTCATTCGCGAGGGCATCCAATGGCAGCGCATAATTGGAACGCCTGCGGCGATCCATAAGTCCTTGCGGTGGATCAATCACGACGGGGATATTGAGGAATTTCCTGCAACGGCGCGCAAGTGGTGGTGGTTTCAAATCCACTTGCCATTTGAACCGAGCAATACACAGTTTCTCCGGCCTATGACGCGCTTGGTAACGTCGTCAAAGCCTCTCCGGTCCGAATTCGCGAGAATGACCGCCGGTTGGGACGTTCGTGCGTTTCGCCTCAATGAGCATCGGCTTAACGGTGACGCTGGCCTTAACACTTGGTCGGGCACCCGAAAGGAACCGGGCGGGCCTGTCGTTTCAATTCGCGTCAACCATCGGAAGCAAATTGTTGTTCCGACCGGCGGGCGCGTCGAAGTCAAGGCTATCCAGAACGTTGAAATGGTTCGAACGGTACGAGCAAACATTCCGATCAGCCAGCCTTCAGCACGCTTTACCACAATGGCTGCGGTTCGCGTCGAGTACCGCAACCCCGCAACGGTCGCATTTCAGAATGCGCCGTTTGTTCATCAACCCTTCGGCGCTCCGGCGCCTCGTGTCCAAACAGGATCAGAATAATGGCTGTCTTTACCCAAGACGGGCGCGTCGCAATGGCGAAAGCGCTTTACGATATGACGCTCTTTCTGGCGGTCGGTGAAGGTTTGCCAGAATGGGACGATCAGCCTCGCCCGACAACCCCGGAAGAACAAGCCGCGCAAGATGCTGCGTGGTCTGTCCTTTCCAATCTGGAAAGCCCTGTCGGTTTTACGCGTGTGCGCGACAAGTATTTCGTAGTGCCAGACCCTGACGGCGACATTGTCATGGCAAACGGTGCAAAGTATTCGCAGAGCACCGAACCGACGGTCTATGTTTTCATTCGTTTCCAGCTTGATCTCAGTGAGGCCAGCAACAACACATTGCGGGAAAACGGCATATTTGTCGGAACCAAGTTGGCCGCAAGTGTGCCCGCCGGTCAAATGTTTATCCCCGTCGCGGACGTGGTCGACCAAGGCAAAATGATCGAGGTCGATCGGTTTTCGCCGATCGTTCGCGACGGCTCGATCGGGCAAACATTCCCCTTTATCATGATTATGTGAGGTGCCATGAGCAGCATCATTAAACGCGCCGGTTACGGTGATAGGTTCGATCGCGCTCTCCGCCGTCACGCGATCGCGTTTCAGGACGTCGGCAGGGATAAGAAGGGCATCTATCTTCAATCTGCCGACTTGAACGAAATGCAGTCGATGAACATCGACCATATGCGCAGGGGCTTTGATTATATCCTGCAAGATGGACGCGTGATGGACGGGCAAGACCCCGTCGTCGAAATCGAAGACGACAAACATATCCGCGTCCGTCTGCCAGCGTGCCCGATCTATATCGAAGGCATCGTCCACGACGTGCCGGATGCAACCTTTGTGCTTCCTAATAAAGGCGACCTGACAATCGGTGTCCGGAGCGTGGAAGTTCTGATAACCGACGTCGTCGACGTGGACTTAAAAGGTTCTATCCCCGGCACCGAAGCTTACATGGAAGAAGGTCCGGGCCGGGTCGAAATTACCGTGTTGTGGGGCCACTCTCAGGACGGAGACCCGAAGCCTCTCGTTTCCGTTTATCAGGTGCGCGACGGCGTAATTCTCACCACGTCGACGAACGTTGACTTCTCGGAAATCTACAAGGCGATTGAAGGCTATTCACGCGAGAGCAACGGCTCTTACGTTTACGACGGCTTTCTGATCACAGCGCTCGGCCCAAAGGCCAACGGTAAACAAGGTTTCTCAGTTTCGGAAGGTACTGCTTACGTCAACGGTCGACGCATTAGCCGTCGTCAGTCGTTGCCTTTCGAAGTCGAGGAAAAGCCGGACCTGCGCAATGTCGACGCCGAACCGCATCCATTTACCGAGGCGACCGGCGGCACACAGACTTTCAAGGTATCGAAAGCGCCAATCGACAAGGTTCGGCGTGTCACCGTGGAAAAGGAAATCACCGAAAGCGTTCTGCATGGGCCGTTCTCCGGCGTCGTCGATCCTCTCGCGCATCCTTCGGTAACGGCGATCCTTGAAATCAAGCAGGGCAGCAACGTTTACACGTCGCCTGCAAGCTGGTTGCTTTCTCAGGGGCAAATCGACTGGTCGCCCTCGGGAGCGGAACCCGCTCCCGGTTCGACCTATACAGTCAAGTATCGGTACAACGAGAATATCCAGCCCGACGAGGTCACATATGACACTGTCAAAGTGACGGGAGCGGCCAAGGATACGAACGTTTTGATCGATTATGCCTACAAGCTCCCGCGTATTGATGCCGTTTGCATGGATACGACCGGATCAATGGTCTACGTGACCGGCACATCTGCCGTGTCGCGTCCACGCCCTCCGATTGTATCGGACAGCATGATTGAGCTTGCCCGCATATCGAACAAATGGGGGCAAAAGCCATTTGTCGAAAGCACCGGCGTTCGCAACGTGCCCTATAGCGAAATTCAGGACATTCGAACGATGTTGCTCGATGTTTACGATCTCGTCGCGCAGGAGCGTCTTAAGAATGACGTTTCCGCGCGAGACGTCGGCGCGAAACGCGGGCTGTTCGTCGATCCACTTCGCAATGATGCGATGCGCGATCAGGGCATTGCGCAGACAGCGGCGGTATTCGGTGGCAAAATGACGTTGCCGATATATGCCCGTCTTCACGAATTCCCGGCCTTTGTGGGTATCCGTCATCTGGAGTTTTCCGAAGTTGCCGTCATTCGTCAGCCACGGCGAAGCAAGGCAATGAAGATCAATCCATATCAGACATTTACCCCGATGCCTGGCCGCGCGACCGTTGAACCCTCAACGGATATTTGGACCGATAAACAAACGGTGTGGACTTCGCCGGAAACACAGGCTTTTGAGGCCAATGAAGGCGAGTTCATCAGCGGTATCTCGCTTGAACAAAAGGTCGAGAAAGTCAGCGAGCGCGTCGTCAATGCAGAATTCATTCGGCAACGTGACGTCAATTTTCGCTTAGAAGGTTTTATCGAAAATGAAACCTTGATCGCCGTCGAGTTTGATGGCGTTGAAGTCATTGCAACAGTCTCCGGACCTGCCGACGAAGACGGTGTCATAATCGGACATTTTAGAACCCCTGCAAATATTCCTGCGGGATCAAAGTCGATCTACTTCGAAGGATCGGTCGGCACAGAAGCGGGTTGCACGTATGTCGGGCGCGGCTCGATCACGGTTGAGGAATATCGTCTAACGTCGTCGCTCGAAACGACGACCGAAACGATGCCACAGCCTATTGTCAACAACACCGTTATCAACAACGTGACGAACGTCACCAACGTAACGAATGTTGCGGCGAACAATGCAACCCCGATCGCTCGCAGAGAAGGAAGCGACGGCGGCGGCGGTCATGATCCGCTTGCTCAAACCTTCACGCTGGCCCAATCTTGGTGTCTTTCGGGCATTCGCTTGATGTGCGCAAAGATCGGTTCCCGAAGCAATTCGATTGCCGTACAGCTTCGGACAGTTGAAGTCGGAATGCCAACGCAAACGGTTCTTGCCGAAGCGTTTGTCCCCGGCACCGATTTGGTTGAAGGTGAAATCTTCACCGCGCGGTTTAATTTCCCGGTCTTCATGCAAGGAGGCCGGGAATTTGCTTTCGTTGCCCTGACAGACGACGCCGAGCATTCGCTGTTTATCGCGGAGATTGGCAAGATCGATCTCGATACCAATGCGGTGATATCCGAACAGCCCTTCACTGTTGGCGTGCTTCTGTCCTCGTCCAACGCTTCAACATGGACGGTTCACAATGAGGCTGATCTTTGGTTCGAAATGCTGGGTTGTCGCTTTGATCCCGTTGAAAGGGTTATCCCTATCGGCACATTCAAAGCGAATAAAATGTCCGACGTGATTATTCGCGCCGGTGTTGAATACCCCGATCCTTCGGTCGATGTGTCTATCAGACTTCGCCGTCCGAGTGGTGAAACCATCACGACAGCACCTTCGCAAACGATCCGGTTCGACGAGTATATCCAGAACGAGGATATTCAAGTCGAGGCGATCTTGCGTGGCACAGAACGCGTAACGCCGTTCTTGTTCCCCGATATCCAGATTATCGAGGGCGAAATACAGCCGACCGCGAACTATGCGACGCGTGCGATAGATGCCGCAGACACAAATCGTGTTCTCGTGACAATGGATGCGCGATTGCCTGCGGGTTCATCGGCAACGGTTCAAATCGGAATGCCGGATGATTATCCGAATATCCCGGTTTCCAGCGCTACCCAACTCGGCGACGGCCTCGTCGAGCAAACCTTCATCCGATCCGCCTACCCGGCGGCAAACCTCGATGCTCGAACGCTGATAACGATCACCGGCACGCCAGCGGCGCGGCCGGAAATCTCAGCCGTTCGCATGCTACTTTCAAAGGTGTGATAGATGGCTAAAACGGCAAACTACGATTGGCCTTTGCCGTCCCCGTCCGGCATCCAGATAAACGAGGTCGCAAAAATTGCGACCTCGTTTGCTGCAATCGACGCCAAAATCAAAGAGTTCGAAACGTCCTACAGTAATCACAAACACAAGTTTAGTGATTTGGAAGATAGGCCGACGACGCTCGGCGGTTATGGCATAACGGACGGCATGACCGCAGATCAGGTTGCGCAAGCGATCAAAAAGGCGGTCGATGATCTCGTCAACGGTTCTGGCGCGGCCCTCGACACGCTTAAGGAACTTGCGGACGCTCTCGGCAATGATCCCAACTTTGCAAAGACAGTTGGCGACGCTTTAGGCGTTCGCGTCCGGGTCGATACTGCTACAAGCTTCTCTCTCGCGCAAAAGGCACAGGGCCGAGCTAATATCGATGCACTCGGCACTGTCGACAAAGGCGCAGCCGGTGGCGTCGCATCGCTCGACAGCGGCGGCAAGGTGCCGCCTGCACAGCTACCATCACTCACCACAACCGCCACAGTTGGCGCGGCTGTTGCGGGAGCGAATGGCAAGACAACGCCCGCTGACGGAGATTTTTTCACCGGCGTTGAAGCTGGCGGATCGACCATGTTCAAAACGACATGGGCGAACATCAAGGCTGCACTCGCTGCGATCTTCTACAGCAAGACAGAAGTCAACAACATCGTTGCGGGTACAATGAACGGTCGTGCTTATCCTCGTCGCAGCGATGGGGCCGCAATGACTTTTCAATGGTCTGGACAGTCGGGGCAGCCATCTTGGTTGTGGGGCGGAAACGGCGACGGCACGGCTTATCAAGTCTGGAACCCGGCAAACTTCAACGTCAATTACGCCAACAGCGCGGGCAACGCGAACACAGTCGGCGGCTGGTCTCAGGGCACTATCACTGATCAAGACAATTGGCGTGTGACTGATGCGCGTTACGCCGGATATATCGAACAAAATCAGAGCGGTCAGGCAAATGTTTGGTATCAGTTTAGTTCGGGTTACGTTTGCACGGGATATCGGTTTAACCAAACGTCGCTCACGGGCCTCATCACCCGACAACCACAAATTTACATTCCCAACGTAGGTTGGCGCGCGTTTGGAGGCTGGTAACATGAAGAACTTCGGAAAATTTAAAAGCGTCCCGGAAATTGTTCCATTACCTCCCGTCCAAATCGGCGTCGATGATGACGGTGAACCAATATTCGGTCCGGAAAAAAGCGTAACAGCCTTGTTTTTCCGCAATGCTGCTGGTGAGGATATCTGCCAGATAGCCAAAGATAACCCGAACGAGTTCTATATAGCGGTGTCTGAAACCGACGTTGTTTTCTCGATGACTGATGACATCGAGCAGTCACAGATCGAAGGGGCAGACATTATCGGGATCGATGATGACTTCGGTTTCACCTTTGGGCCAGGCGGCACGGTCTACGGGAAAATCTGGAACGGCACGGCTATTGTCGAGCCGCCCGTTACCGAACCTGTTCCCGACGACATAAGCCGTCGCCAGTTCTTCCAGCAACTGTTCGTTCTGGAAATTATTACTAAGCCTGAAGCGCTTACTGCTATTCCGGGCCTAAATATCCCGCCTCCATTGCAAGCTATTATCGATCAGCTGCCAACCCAAAGCGACAGGGACAGCGCCGAAATGCTTGTCATCGGTGCGCAGAACTTCAATCGCCTGCATCCGTTAAGCGAGACGGTGCGCCTCTCGTTGGAATGGACGGTCGAACAAAAAGACGATTTCTGGCGAGAAGCCTACAAACTCTAAATAATAACCGCCTTCGGGCGGTTTTTTCGTATTAGCCCGGCCATCGCGCCGGGCTTCTTTGTTTTTGGATTGCTCTCAAAGGAGAAACGGCATGAGCGACCCTACTTTCGGCCTTTCGATTACTCAGATCGATAACGAACCACGTCCCGCCATCGTTACAGATATGTCGATTGTCGGCCTCGTGTTCACGGCTCCCGCAGCCGACGCAGCGGATTTCCCGCTCAATCAGCCGGTTCTTTTCTATTCCGACGACACCGCAAAACTTTTGAAGATGGGGAAGACGGGGACCGGCCCGGCGGCCGTCAACTTGATCAATCAGCAGCTTGGACAGTTTCAAGCGGCCGCAACGATTATTGGCGTTCGTGTCGAGGCGGGCGACGACGTCAACGAGACGATCGTCAATTTGGTTGGTAGCTTGAACGAACGTACTGGCATGTATGCGTTACTGGATGCTGGCGCGGAACTCGGCAAAGTTCCTCGTCTGGTTTGCGTCCCCGGCCACACTTCGCAGGTCGCAGAAGGCGCGACCGCTAACGCGCTCATTACTGGCCTACCAACTCTCCTCGACCGGCTCCTCGCTGTTGCCGTGGTAGACGGCCCGGCAACTGACGAGACAGCGGCGAATGCTTGGCGTGCGACGATCCAGTCAAAGCGCATTATCCCAATCGACGTCGCGGCCAAAACCCTCAACGAGGAAGGCGAAGTCGTCGTCGTCCCGGCTTCTCCGGCGATTATCGGGATTGCCGTTCGTCGCGATCACGAGTTTCAAGGTCGGCCGTTCCATTCATGGGCCAATCAGCCGGTTTTCGGGATCGTCGGCCCTTCCCGGCCAATCGAGTTTTCGATCCTCGACGGCGCTACGGAAGGCCAGCAGCTTCTTTCGAAGAACATCGGCATTATCGTTCGTGGCGAAAGCACCGATGGCGCGATCGCTGACGGCGGCTTTGTCTACGTCGGGACAGACACTTGCTCGGAAGATACGCTATGGCGTTTCTACAATCAGGTGCGCGGCCGCGATTATATCCACCTGATGTTCATAAAGACGCTTCGCTATTTCCTCGGCCGTCGCAACATCGATCGTGGAACTATTGAGGACATTCTTTCGACGATGAAGTTCGGGCTTCGCGATATCCAAGCGACCGGCGACCTCCTCGGCTTCCGAGTGAATTTCACCCGGGCAGCCAACAGCCCCGAACAACTTCGTCTTGGGCGCTTTACGGTTGCCTTTCAGGCGGAGGAGCCGCCGGTGCTCCGTTACATCGGCATCCAGTCAGCAAGGTATCGCCCGGCGCTCGACGCGCTTCTCGATGACCTGCTTACGAGCCTCGACGCTTAATCCGGTTCGTGCGGCGGCTTCGGCCGCCGTCCTCGCTTCTCGATTTTTAGGGAAAAATCGTCATGTCAAATATTTTTATCATGGAAGCCGCTAACCTTTTCGTCGGCGACCACGATCCGCAGAACTCCAAGTTTCTGACGCTGGAAGAATTGAAGCTCCCGGACTTGCAGGAAACGCTTGTCGATCACACTCCCGGCGGCGGTAAGGTCGGCGTTGAATTCGGAATGGGCGTCGAAAAGCTTGAGCCAACTTTCAAGCTCAAAGGTTGGGATATCCCGCTTTTGCGCAACTTTGGCCTTGGCTCGACCAAACGAAAGCCTTTCACGGCTTATGGCGTCGTTCGCGACAAGAAGACGGGTAAGGCCCTCGAAGCGAAAGCAATCATGGAAGGCCGCCTCTCGCGCGTTGCTCCTGATGCTTTCCAGCGCGGCGAAACGATGGGACATGAATACTCGATCAATGAAGTCCTTCATTACGAGCTATTCTTTGACGGTGCGGAAGAACTCTATTGGGATTTCTTCACGAATACACTGCGCATCGGCGGCGTCGATCCCGATCCCGACTTCAACAATATCTTGCGTATCAGCAACGGCGCTTAACCGCCGTTAACTGCCCTTCTCCGGCCCGCTCTTAAGCGGGCCTTTTTCTGTTTCAGGGTTCATCATGACTAGTCACACTTTGCACTATCCAATTACCGTGAACGGCTCGACGATCTCGTCCGTCTCTATTCGCAGGCCAAAGGGCGGCGACATGGTCGCTATCGGCGACGACGTGGCTCACTTGATGCGCTTTTACTCTTCAAACGCCAAGGTCGTTCAAGAAATCGCTGACGCACAGGCAGTTGCCAAGTTGACGGGGCAAGAAGCTGACCTCGAAGCGATCGGATCAAAGATCAACCCTCCGGACGGCAAAGTCTATCAAGCCATGATCGCAATCGCGGCGCAGCTTGCCGGGTTAGCCGACGCCGCTGCCGAGCTTGATGTTGAAGACCTTCAAGAGATCGCAGCAAAGGCGCTCAACACGGGGGAAGCTCCGGGGCGTGGGGCGGCGAAGACTGGCGACGAGCAATAGCTCTCGTCGCCAACGCTACCAACACGCCCCTGTCGTTTTTCCTCGATCTCCCGGTCAAAGAATTAGTCGATTGGCTGGAAACGGCCTCAAAACTTCCTGCGAGGCGTATCTAAATGGGAAACCTTACCTCCATTCTAACGGTTCGCATGATTGACGCGGTGGCTGCGCCTGCTCGCGCGGCCGCTAATTCGATCCGGGGTATCGGCTCCGCGGTCGACAGCACGAACGCCCGTCGACTGGCTATCGGTGGCGCTGTCACCACCATGGTCAACGACGTCAGCAAAGCCACCAGTACGCTGCGCCGAAACATGCACAATATGACCACCGGGCTTTCAATGCCCGCTGGTTTCTTGACCTTCTTCGGAGCGAGAGCGGTCTATGATTTCGAAAAGACGTCAAACGCCCTTCAAGCTGTAACTGACCTGACAGACGAACAGCGTAAGACGATCCAGAATTACGCGAAGGAACTGAACGAGCTTTTCCCGGCGACCAATTCCGAAATCATGAAGGGCGCTTATGAACTCGGCCGAGCCGGGTTCAAGTACGACCAGATCATGGGTTCCATGAAAGGAATGCTCAATCTGGCGTTGGCGGGCGATATCGCAATCAAGGAAAGCTCCGATATTGCAACCAATATTCTGACCGCTATGCGACTTCCGATGAAAACAACGGAACAGGCGACTGAAAGCCTTACCCGTGTCAACGACGCCCTTTCTTACTCTGCGGCCAATTCGAACACTGACGTTCGAATGATGGGCGAAACATTTAAGTATGTCGGACCAATGGCGGCCGCTGCCGGCATGTCGATCGAACAAGTCGCGGCCGCATCAATGGTCATGGCCCGAAACGGCATTCGCGCAAGTGAAGCGGGTGTCGCAATGCGATCCGCTCTCGTCCGCATGGTTAAGCCGACGAAGCCAATGCTTCAAGCTCTCGGTCGATTGAACGTTGATGTTGATAAATTCGTTAAGGGCGGTCGACAGATCAGCGCTCAAGACGTTGTGTCATCGCTTGCGATCGACGGCATCGATGCGAGTACCTACGCGAAGCAAATCGAACAAGTTCTTAACGACCCGAGCCTCAACAATTCTTTGAGCAAGCTCACGGAGCGATTGACGACAATCATCGGCGGCGACGGCTCCGCGATGGACAAATCGAAACTCTCGGAGACGATTACGGACGTTCTGACCGCCGCAGGCTCCGAAATCGACTTCTTTGGCTTCATTCGGGCACTTCGCGAAAAAGGTGCGGACCTCGGCGACGTTGCACGCATTTTTGATGCTCGACAGGGATCGCGTTTGATTACTCTTCTCGCTGGCGACTTGGACAAGGCTCTTTCCGACGTCGAGGGAAACGCCAAAGGCGCAACCGATCGCATGGCGCAAACCATGATGAAAGGCATTGTAGGCGATTGGGCGGCGTTTGAGGCATCCATCGAAAACCTGTTCGTTGCGATCGCAGAAAGCGGCGTGCTGAAGACTGCGTCCGAAGCATTCAAGCTTGGAGCGGATGGCTTGAAGTCGCTCGCTGAAAGCAATCCGAAACTCCTTGAATTCGGAACATATGCTCTCATGCTTGCGGGCGTGCTTGGGCCAATCGCTATCGTTGGCGGCGGCGTACTTTCGTTCTTTACGTCATTGCTGGCAATGCTGTTGCTTGTGACGAAAATCGGCCGTGGTGCTCTTGGCGTGGCGGGTGCTGCGATGGGCGTAACCACAGCAACCGGAGCCGGTGCAGCGGCCGCAGGAGCGGCGGCCGGTGCCGGTGCGGCTTCAAAGGGTGGTTCGCTTCTCGGCAAGGCCGCAAAGGGCGCGGGAATTATCGGCGTCGGCCTTACTGTCAAGGAAGTTCTCGAAGCTCTCGACCCCGAGGGCAATTTGTGGGGACTTACTAGCGGTGTTGATGCTTGGATTGAAAGCAAAACAGGCGTCAATCCTTCCAAAATCGGCGGAGGCGACGGCCGTCCGCAGGTTTCTTCGGAAGAGGCCCGCGCGGCCGACCTTGCCGATGTGCTGGCCCGACAAGCTGCAATTGATGCACGTTTGAAGGCGATCGACGCAAACATGCACCCGTCAATGAGGGACATGCCAAATCCGGAGCGCGAGAACCTCCAATATCAAAGGACAATGCTCGATGCGGACGCCCGTGCGTTGGCTCCGAAGGCGCAGCCTGCCGAAGCGGCAGCGGCGGCAAAACAAACGATGGACGGGTACAACGCGGTTATGGCGACCGAGCTAACAGCCGCAGAGGCACAGGTTGACGCTTTCATGGCTCGTATAGCTGCGAAAATGACGACCACTCTTAGCCCCGTCGTCTCGCCGCGTCTGGATATGTCGGCAATTTCGGGCGTGCACGCTGATACAGGAGTTGAATAATGTTGATGGTCCTCGGAGCCTTGAAATTTGAGGTCTGGCCTTTCAACCCGACCGAAACCGGAAGTGAGGAAGGCGGTGAATTCGTCGAAAAGCCCGTCATGGGCCGCCGCCCTCCTCTCGAATTTGTGGGGGAGACACAGGAAAGCTTTACCATCTCGGTCAAGCTATTCCCTGCAAAGCTTGGCGGCCTTGGCTCACTCGATAAGCTTAAGTCAATCCGGTTGAGCGGTATCCCGCAATATCTCATGCGAGGCGACGGCGTTCCTCTTGGTTGGTTCGTCGTGACGAAAGTCGGGTCGACAAGCCAGTACCTCGACGCCAAAGGCGTAGGGCAACAGATCAGTGTCGACATTTCCCTCCTGCGGGCTGATGCCCCGCAGAATGTTGACTTCTTTGCAACGGTAATAGGAATGCTCGAATGACCTACCAAGGCAGCACCGAAGCCGTTGTCGTCAAGGGGGAGGCGATCACGCTTGCCCTATTAGTTTGGCGTCGCTTCAAAAAGCAAAGCACGGGCTTCGTCGAGCGTGTGCTCGACCTTAACCCGGGCCTTGCCGACCTCGGGCCAATTATTCCGGTTGGCACCATTATTCTTTTCCCGATCGAAGCGCCCGAACTCCAATCAAAGGAGCGCAACGTCGTCCATTTGTGGGATTGAGTTATGAACGCAATTGTTCGCAAAACTACCTGCATCGTCGTTGTCGACGGGAGAGACATATCAAGTTCGCTCCTGCCACGCCTGACGAACCTAAGTATTACCGACAAAGCGGGTTCTTCGAGCGATACGTGCCGGATCGAACTTGACGACAGCGACGGGCAAATTCTTCTCCCAAGCGAGGGAGCCGTCATTAGCATTTCTCTCGGTTCAAACGCCACCGGCGCGGCCGTGGCCTTTCGCGGCGTTGTTGATGAAGTCCGCTCGAAAGGAGCGCGGTCGGGCGGACGAATACTATCGATCTCCGGAAAGGGGTTCGATGCGCAGGGCAAAGCGAAAGAACAGCAAGAAAAACATTGGGATAATAAAAAGCTCGATGACGTCTTCGGAGAAGCTGCAAAGCTGGCCGGGATTGAGACGGTTCGCGTAGACGAGGAGCTTGCATCGATCCTCCGGCCGTATTGGGCCATGCAAGGAGAAAGCTTTATTCACTTCGGCGAGCGCATCGCTCGTGAAGTTGGGGCGACTTTCAAAATCTCAAATGACACTGCCATTCTCGCAAAACGAAATGGCGGCCGGTCGGCCGGAGGCCAAGAGCTTGCAGTCGTTCAAGCAACTTTCGGCGTTAATCTAATCTCTTGGGATATCGCTCCGGTAACAGGACGACCGCGCTATTCAAAAGCTAAAACTCGATACTACGACACAAAATCGGGCACTTGGAAAACCGAGGAAGTCGAGATCGAGGACGAAAAAGCCGACGCCGAATTTACTAGCCGATACCCGGCCGGAGACAAGGACGAAGCGAAACGCATTTCCGAAAGCCGGAAAACTGACAGCGAACGCGGCAAAGGCGATGGCTCAATCACGATAGACGGCAACTCCGACGCCCAACCCGAGGGTTCAGTCAATCTGTCAGGTGCTCGCCCAGGCATCGACGGAACCTATCGGATCGATACCGTTCAACAGGATTTCTCCCGCTCGACCGGGTGGGTAACTCGCCTCGACGTCAAACAGCCGCAGGGTGACGCGGGGAAGGACAAACGCAAGTCGTCCAACAAAAGCCGCTCCGGCGGCCGGGCTACGCAGCCGACGTCGCCTGCGAACAATGGTCAGGCAGGAACGCCCTCTCTGACTGGCAACCCCGACAGCAACATCGCTTAAGCGCCGCTCCGGCGGCATCCCCACCGAAAGGAAATCGAATGACTACCGTGCTGACTATTCAGCGGCGGTTGGCTTCGCTCGGCTATAATCCGGGTGCAGCCGACGGCTTGATCGGCCCGAAAACGCTAACCGCTATCGACGCGGCTCTTACTGCCCTTGCGGGAAAGGGAACCACAACGCCAAGTCCAACGGTTCGTTTTCTGCCCGAGGCTTGGCTTCCGTGGGCGCAGATGCAACGCATCATCCTCCATTGGACAGCCGGAGCGAACAAAGCGAGTGCAGTCGACAAGGCGCACTATCATATCTTGATCGAAGGCGACGGCACGGCCGTTAAGGGCGTTCCCTCAATCACCGCCAATCAAGCGCCGGTTTCAACGGGTTATGCCGCTCATACATTGAACTGCAATAGCGGCTCGATCGGCATTTCACTTTGCGGCATGGCGGGAGCAATCGAGAAGCCGTTCAACGCTGGCAAATCACCCCTCACCCGCGAACAATGGGAAGCGGCGATCAAGGCCGTCGCGGACCTTTGTCGTCGTTATTCGATCCCTGTCACCCCCTCAACCGTCCTTTCCCATGCCGAAGTGCAAGGCACGCTCGGCATTCAACAGCGTGGGAAGTGGGACATTGCGATCCTACCGTTTGAGCCTGCGCTCAATACGCCTACGAAAGTCGGCGACGCATTCCGCGCCGCCGTCAAAGCAAACCTCTAACCGATGGAGAATTCGGAATGAGATTATTTTCGATGATCGGAATTGCCGTGTGCGCTGTCGCGAGCTTTGCGCTTGCGCTGCCTGCCGTGGCGACAGCGGAGGCGGCCGCTACGCAACCGGCCTTCTTCGAAACCGTCAACCCGCTTCTGTTCAACTTACTTTCGGCAGGTATTGCCGTCGGCGTAGGCTATGCCTTGAAGCGCTTCACCGATTGGACAGGCATATCAATCGAGGCCAAGCACCGTGAAGCGCTGCAATCGGCTTTGGAAAACGCCGCACGATTGGCGGTCGGGCATATTGAAAACAAGCTCCTCGGAAAGCCTGTCGACCGAAGTAATCCCGCCTTGCTTGCCGCGACGAAATACGTTCGTCAGTCGGTACCGGATGCCGTGGGCTTCTTCAAACTCACTGACGATAAACTCGTCGACCTGATTTCCCCTAAGCTCATTCCGAAGGTCTAGGGGCGATGACGACGATACTGGTTGGAATTTTAACAGGGGCGGCAGCGATTGCCGCCCTTTTGTATAAGGCATTTTCAGCGGGCAAGAAGGTGCAATCCGCCGAAGACTTAAGGGGCAAGGTCAATAGCTATGAAAAGGAATTCGAAAAGGTTGGCCGGGCTTCTGATGCTCGCGCTACTGCCGAGCGCGATGCTCGCGGCGGGATGCTCGATGACGAGTGGACCCGAGACTAAGCCGGGAGAAAACTTTCAACCCGTCTGCACGGTCTGGCTCCCGATATCTTCCAGCAAAAGCGACACTACCCAAACAAGGGTCGAGATAAAGGGCAACAATGCAGCCCGGAAAGAGTGGTGCAATGTCAATGCATGATTTCTTCGCGAGCCTCGGCCTCAACCCGAACTTTATCGTCGCTGGTACTGCGGGCGGATTTCTGCGAGCACTCTCCCGGAAGCAATTCAAGCTCCGCGAGGTTGTCTTGTCGCCAATATGCGGCGCGCTGGCTGCGGCCTACCTTACCGAGCCGATCATTCATTATGCGCGCATGATGAATTGGCCTATGCCCCAAGAGGCCGCCACGGATGCGACGAACAACGCCGCCGCCTTTATCGTTGGCGTCATCGCAATGTGGATAACCGATATCGTCGTCGATCGGCTTATGAAGCTGGTAAAAAGCTCTGACAAAGAATGA